GAACCCGCCCATCACCATGGACCCAATCCAAAAGAAGATTGGCAGCATGGTTGTAATACCAAAGGTTCAACGAATGGAGAAGCGTGCTATTTCCAAACGCACCCTCACCCACGTTGTAAACAAAACTAACCAACGCGTCAAACTGGTTCTGAGTCAGAGGGACGTGAACAAGCTGCTCGACGGCCCGTTCGAATCGGGCGCAATCCGACACCAACTCTTCACTCGCCTGCTGCTCAGAAATGCCAGTTCGACGGTACTTCTCGATGGCTTCCGGCCTGGTCGTTCCGTAACCCACGGTTTCGACCCCCACAGGGTCGAGGTACACCCGAGGCTCAAAGCTTTCGAACGCTTTGATTAGGGCAACACCACGGTCAGAAATCTTCATCGCACTTACTAGGTACCCGACCTCCGGCCCCTCTGGTCCAAAGTTTCTTCGAGCTGGACTTCGGGGGGAAGGGAAACCTTCTAGGAAGGGATAGGGGTAATCATTAGCTCATAGCTACGAGGTACGAGTAGGGAACCCCGAAGGGGTTCCCGTACGAGTACCAGTACCACGCACGAGACTCGTGCGTGTAACACACGCGAGGGGAAGACCGTTTTGGAAACAAGTTTGGACCAAGTGACTACCAACCGGGTAACTAGAGAACGGGAGGTAGGTTTGGAGTACGAAGTGTTCGGTACTCGTAGTTGGCAGCAGATGACCAGAATCGTTCGCAAGGTTCTCTGGGGTCAGGGTTGGCGTGAAGACCTGGACGATGCGGTCCAGGTCGGCGTGCTGGCTCTGGTCGAGTATTGGCTGCCCAAGTACGCACCGACCAAACCGACTACCGAAGATGAGGCGAAAAGGAACTGGAACTTTGCTATCAGGTTCGCCAGTCAGCGTGGAGCTGAGTGGCTTGGTGAACAATCAAAAGTTCAACTAGTTACCCAAAGTTTGGATGATTCGTTCTACTATCAGGCAGAGGGTGAGCATCCAGATTTGGTGCTAGAGATTCGTGACCCGGAGCCAACCGCCGAAGAGCGGTTGTGCGACCCGATTGTAGCGGTGGAGGAACTGATTAGCTCGCTTCACCCGACCGAGAGGTTCTACTGTCGCAAGCATATTATGTCTGGGCAGTCTAACCGTGAAGTTGCTCGTTCTACTGCGGTCAGTCATCAGACAGCCGCTAGGCATAAGCGTCAGCTCGTGTGTCGTTTGAGACAACGAGCACCTATTTTCGGACTCTGAAAGGGGGGTCACAATGGGAAACAGCACTCTAAAGGCAGCAATCAATCTAGCGGTTGATGCCCACAACGGTCAATACCGTAAATATTCCGGTGACCCCTACATTGTGCATCCCTTTCGAGTTATGCTTGCTTTGGCCGGAGAGTCGACTGAAGTGCGATGTGCAGCGGTGCTGCACGATGTTGTAGAAGACACGTCGGTTACTCTTCACGGTATTAGGGTGCAATTTGGTGAGCAAATTGCACAACTGGTAGACGCTGTATCTCGTCGCAAGGACGAGACATACGCTGAGTTTATCGACCGGAGTATTGCCGCTGGTCCTGATGCGGTGAAGATTAAGATTGCGGATATCAGGGACAACATGGCTGACGGTCCTGAGGGTCACGCTGGCAGGAAGCCCGGCCGTTATCAGAAGGCACTAGCGAAGCTGCTGGAATCCCAGCTTGTCGACGCCTAAGACCCGGCCGTGTAAGAAGTGTGGCCGTAATCGGGCTGAACGGTTTTTTACTGGCCCGAGGGGTCACACCTGTCTGACCTGTCGTAAGAAGGGAACGCAACGCTCCGTTAGGAGCGTGCGGTTGTTGGAAACCTACGGTATAACGGAGGAAGAGTATCAACTCCTTTTTGAGGCTCAGGGACGTGCTTGTGCGATATGCCTGGGTGAACGTTCTGGTAATCTTGATATCGACCACGACCATTCTCTTCAGAAATCCGGGCTACCTCCCCGGCTTTGTGTTAGGGGCCTGTTGTGCCGTAGGTGTAATCGCAGATTGCTCCCTGCTTCTACAGAGAAGGCAGAGATTCTATTACGAGCCATTCGATACTTGGCTCGACCGCCAGCGCAGAAAGTTCTAAGTTTGGTTGGAGGGGCCGTGAACGCACCGCTCGGTGTTGCCTCGGGGGAAGACTCTCCAACCTGATAGTCCCGAGGCGTAGCCATGGACAGGTAGCTCGGGTAAGAGAAAGGGATTCCGAGGGATGCCATGGCCTGCTTGCGAAAGCAGACAGTCCCTCGGTTTCCCCTCGCTGACGTGGCTAAACGGTAAAGCGGCTGACTCAAACTCAGCGTCTATGGGGGTTCGAATCCCTCCGTCAGCACGATGACCCGAGTCTCATTTCACTAATGAGCGACCCCTGACTACCAGGAGCAAGGGACCGGAACCGGTAGGTGGGTCAGTTGTTCGCCCCTGTAGTCCAATTGGTAGGAGACGTCAGTCTTAGGAACTGAACAGTGTTGGTTCGAATCCAACCGGGGGCACTCTGGCGACTAGGGCCAGAACGGAGTCCATCGTGGCCGTGACCTAGAAATAGGCCGAATGTGTGGACGCAGTGGACAATTCTGCGGTTAACAAATTGTCTTGGACCAGGGGTGCCGGGACGGTGCCGGTTAGCTGAGTGGGTTCGACACCCACCACCCCTACTTGGATATTCAACTGTACCGAAAACTGTTCGTAAACCGCAGAGACGTGTTTGCCGTACAAAATGCTAACGGTTCATATCTTCCCGAACGTCGTGAGCTAACGGATGACGACATTGACGAGCACTTGGCTGGTCTGTGGTCGATTGGCACGTACACAACGCTTCCGGTGGAGAACACCGTCAAGTATGTGGTGTTTGACCTGGACACGCACGACGAAGGTGCCACCAACGCTTTGTGCTATCTCGTCGGAGAACTGGCGGCAACGAGCATCGGTCACAAGAAGTGTCTTTTTCGCGAGTGGAGTGGCAATAAGGGGACCCACTGTTGGGTGTTCTTTGGTGGCCAGGTCCCCGCCGCCAAGGTGCGGCGGTGGATAGAGAGGGACTTCAGTCCAAAGTGGAAGGCTCTAGGGTTTCCTCAGCTCGAAGTATTTCCTAAAAACGATTCAGTTGAAGAAGGCGGATTTGGGAACCTTGTAAAGCTTCCCTTCGGTAAGCACGCTGTAAGCGGTCAGTGGTCTGTGCCAGTTGCTCAGACCGGATGGGCTTCAAATATTGAAGATGTAATTCCTTTCCCGGCAGCGCTGGTTCCAGACATTGCCCCTGTCTCTACCAGTCGGGTGCAACCGGGAACAGGACAGGCGGGGCCGGGTAACTCTGGCCCCGGCCTGTCCACCCCCTTCCCCTGCATGACAATGCTGCTCAACGAAGGGGCACCCGAGGGTTACCGCGACCGAGCTATGTACATGTTAGCGTTGTACTGGCGCTCGTACGGGTTAGAGCAAGACCTGGCACTCGACCAGTGTCTTCGCACGAACGAGTTGTTCGACCCACCCCTGACCGTCTCTGAAGTGACGACCAAGGTCCGTTCCGCGTACCGAGGGAATCAACGTGGAGCCTCCTGTAAGAGCCAGGACTGGCTGCGGGACGTCTGTCCTGGCCCATGTGACACCGTGCCCCGCTTCACGTCCTCAGGGAGCCTCCTGAGGGCACACGAGGGCGGCACTGTGGAGCTGGAGGTAGCTAGCCGCACCTACACCGAAGGCCGTACCCGATTGACCTTGACTCACCCAGATATGCAGAACACTCCGACCGCCATCCTTAAGGAAGCCACTAATTGAAACGAATTGTTCTAGCGGTGTTCGTAGCAGCACTCCTAAGTGGGTGTAGTGAAACCACTACAGTAACCAGAGAACCGGATGGGGTTTGTCGTGAAGAGTATACGATGAGAACATTCGGGGTCACTTGGTTTACAAACAACCGAACCCTCATCGAGTGTGGTTCAAAGTGACAATGACTCCAACCGAAGAGGCAGCAGTCGAGCTTATTGGGAAGCTTGGCAGCGAGTTCAAAACTGCTGCCGGTAGAACGGTAGAAGACTACGGTACTAAGATGCTTATGGCATCGGACTTGCCGGATGGCGTCCGTAGTTACCTCCGCCATGTTAGCGGTATCACGTTGGCGACATTGGTCGCTCTCAGCGTCCAGGGTTGGATTTCATTCGAACCCAAGGCTTTCAAAACCGACGAAGAGAAGGCGAAGAATGGGGATTCCGAACTGGAAGACCCGGACGTGCCTGGAGGTTACCTGTGAAGATTGAAGAGATTAACCCGCCGAAGCCTAGAGAGTTCGTGCTTGAGGTTACTGAGGACGAACTGAAGGTTATCCGGTTCGCCATTGGTGCCATGAGCGAAGCCAAGAACCCTGGCAACCACGGCGTCTTTGTTGGGCTGATGGACATTTCTCTTTGTGAGTACGGGTTCATGTGCGGACGGCCCGCCACGACCACCCGCCAACTGCCGTCTGGCTTGAGGCAGCGGAGTGTCTGCGACCGCCATGCCCAGATTCTCGACCGGCTCAAGGCCAACATAGCGTGACACTGAACGACTACATGAGGTCGAACGGCCTTCTGTCCGACCACCAGTTTTAGATGCCCCTCACCGCTCTCCGCATTGGTGAAAATGACTACCCCATCGACCTCGCTCTCCAAAAGGCTGAGAACGGTGAGCTGTCTGACTGGACCTATGAACTACTCAATGCCCTCCTTGCCGAGCAACAGGACCGTGGTGACACGCTTTCCACGACCGCTCTCACGTCTAAGTGTTTCCGTTCGGAGTATCTCAAGCGGCGGCTTGATTATACGGACGACCCGCATAAGCTATGGGCAGCGTTTCGTGGAACTATGTATCACGGTCGACTCGAAGCCTATTGCCACCCGAGGAACATTGCGGAAGCTCGCTATCACGTAGAGTTGGACGGGCTTGGCTCACTATCCGGGTCACCGGACCTTGTTGACCCGGTGCGTGGGGTTCTCTACGATTTCAAAACGAACAAAGAGAACCCGCGGTACTCAAAGCCCTGGCCTGAGCATGTACTACAGGTTCAGATAAACCGATGGCTTGTTGACCACGCCGTAACCGTTGACCACGAGGGTATTAGCTACCTGTTGGTGTACAACGGCGACGACCCGACGGTCGCTAACGAGGTTCTTCTGAACCGAATGCGTTTCATCCCGCCCAAGTGGCACTCTTTGATGTTGGTTTACATGGACGATAAGGGTCCAAAGCTGATGACGGTGAAGCGTTCGGAAGAGGTCATTGGTAAGAACGGTAGGCCCAAGAACGTAAATGTCCCCGACGTTTGGAGCGACCAACGTGTAGAGAATGTTATACGACGGTTGTATGCGGAACGCAAGGAAGCGCTGGATAGCAACACCGTTCCCGCTATTCCCGACGCGTTTGCGCGACAGCAGCATGTGTTGTGTGGTTACTGTCCTGTCCGAACTAAATGTTGGGATTTGGAAATGGAGAAGGGTTCTGAATAGACGACCGTTTTTGCAGAAGCGTGACCAAGGTTGGCGGGTTCGCCAACCCGGAGATACGCTGCCGGACAAGACCGGACGAACCGGACCCGACATTAAGGGCACCGAAAGGTGCGGGGCGTTGGGACTCGACAAGGGCGATTGTGATATGCCTCGTCTACGTCGAGGCGACCAACCCTCGGTCTATTGTTACTACCACAACAAGCTCGAATTGGGACTGAGCTTCCCTTATGCCGAGACTTTCGGCCTACCTGTAAGTGATTTCTACCCTGCCTGGCCGCTCCCGGTCAATGGCTACGTGATAACCAAGCAAAGGAAAGCAAGCTAGTGAGTGATTACGATACTGACAAGAACATCAATATTGCAGCGAACAACTCTGCGAATGTGGCGGCAATGATTGTTGCCGCCCAGATTGGCGAGGGTGGGATGTTTGACGCTGCCGAGTATGACGCCATCCGTAAGGTGGTGTTCGAGGGCACGCTTGCTCTTACCGGAATCGGTATGGTGAGCGAGGTCTTCGAGGGTGGCAACGCCACCGCAGCTCCCGCTCCGCAGTACCAGCCCCCCGCAGGACGCAGCAACGGCAACGGTAGTACCGTGGTCAAGGGTGGTAAGTTCGCTGGCAAGACGTTCGATGAGATTTCCGCTATTGAGCCGGGCTACCTCACTTGGATGGCAGAGAAGTCGAACAACGACTTCCTGAAGCGTGAGGCCCAGAAGTACCTGGCAGCCTGATGGAGACTTGGACTCCCCGAGAGATTGCCACCAAGGCCGACTGGGAGGGCGGCTGGTGGAGTTTCTATATGTGGGGTGGACTAACACAACGGACGGATGACCAGGAGATTAACAACCTCCTGTTGCAGCTTCGTGATGCCTTCGAACGAGCGGAGGGCTATGTGTCGCGACTTGAAGTGTTGTTGCCCGAGCCGAGCACTGACTCAGATTGAGCCTGGCGGCGGTAGATGTAAACGAAGGGTTCCGAGAACTTGTTGAGTTCTACGAAGCTCCGCATACCAGCTTCGGTACTGGTTGGTCTGTAGACGAGACGTGTGGGCAGGTGGGGGTCGGGGAACTGGCCCTCATCTGGGCCAGGTCCGGCTGTGGCAAGAGCACGCTGTTCTTGAACATTGTGCGGAACACGCCGTATGTGCCGACCCTTGTCGTGTCGATGGAAATGACTACCCGCAAGCAGTTGGCGTGGCTTATGTCTATGTCTCTTGACCTGTCGGTCGCATCTCGTGACGTGGAGATGGTTCTACAGGAGGGCGAAGAAGACAAGCGTTACGCCGAGATTGTCGGTGCTGGGGGACGCATGGGGCTTATGTACCCGAACCTCCGGTTCGTGCGGCCCTCACGTCCATCGGTAGAAGACCTGCACAACATTGTTAACGATATCGAGGATGCCAGTGGGGTGAAACCCCGAAGGGTATTCATCGACCACCTTGGATTGATGAAAGGTTGTGAGGATTATCAAGGATATGTTCGGACAGCAGGTGCGCTCCACTCCTGGGCGATGGGCGAAGGTTTGGCCGTTTGGGCGCTCCAACAGACAGGAAGAGGCGGTGGTGGAGACGCCGGTCGCAACGACGGGCACCTGCCAGTGTCGCTCTCATCCGGTGTCTACGCCGGAGAAGCCGACGCCGATTGGGTCTTTGGCCTATATCGTCCTGTCCTCAATCCCAAGTTTTCGAAACCCCGACTCACCTACGAATACGACTCAGACTGGACCCGACTGCAAATCGAAAAGCAATCCCTCCAGCACTTGAGCATTCTTCAGGTGGTTAAGAACCGTCCGACCGGAGACATTCTCTCCGAGGGGATTCAACTGTGGTACGACCCACACACACGACGAATGGAGGAAACGGGCCTGTGACTTACATCTTTCTAACCTTCCTTGCCTTCTACGTCGGTGCGGTAGTGGTTTGCATTGTCCAGATGAATACCGCCCCTCGTAACCGAGAGATTGACAGCAACACCGCTTGGCAGACCGCCCGCCTGGCGGTCGTTGCTACCGAGAATGCCTGTAGGGGACTAGCTATCTCAGATGAGGATAAGTTTAAGCTGGCGTGTGGATGCTTCAAAACCCTTACGCCTAAGCTCTGCCCTACACTTTCTGAGGATGCGATAATCACTTTGGTGAGAGGGGTTATGACCAAGAGTGAGTGACTTCGTAATGGTGTTGTGAGTCGAACAACGTGACGAACAACACCGACTGGCAAGACCGAGCAGCGTGTAAGGCGTACCATCCCTTCGGGAGCTTGGGGCAGGCTCTCACTGGTTGGCAAACCATGTGGGCTAAGGACATTTGTAAGACCTGCCCCGTAAAGGCTGAGTGCTCTGCGCTCGCTGACGAACTTGAAGTTGCCACTGTTTCTCATACTGGTTATCCAGTTTACGAGTGGCAGGGCGTGTGGGGCGGCGAAGACCCGCAGGAGCGGGCCGTCCGACGAGGGACCTGCACTCAAGACGGGAGTTTGCCACCCCGTAATTCAATGACCAGGCGAGGCCCGCAGGGGCCTACCAGCCATGCCACGAAGAGCATGTACAACAAGGGTTGCACTTGCTTCTTGTGTTGTGAAGCAAATCGGTTTTCAACCCAATGGACGAGATTAGCTCGTAAGGAGAATATCTCCAAGCAGCGAATCAAGTTGCGTCATAACGACCACCCCGTTAAGTGTAAGTGTGAAGAGTGCAGGGCACTTCGAGCAGAGTATGAGCGAAATCGCAAGCGAAATAAAATGTTAGCCGCTCGTACGGTGGTCGTATGGACGTGCCGAGGATGCGGTCATAGCGGCACTCATATGTCTAATCGCCCCGGCCCGCCCAAAGTTTGGTGCGATGAAAAGTGCAGAAAGAGGGCGCAACGTGTTGCTGGAAGTATTGAACGACGGAAACGTGCAGGTGACGGTGACGGGACTGGACCCGGACGACCTGCCGAGATATCTGAAGAAGTACCCCGGCAAGGTCTTGAGGGTGAGCTACGAAGAGGAAAGGCAGCTTGAGCTAGACCTATGACAGACACGGCACCGAAGCATCCAGCGAAGTTTAGTGCGGAGATTCTCCCGATAGTCCGGGACTACCTCGTGGGTTATTACAACGTTCTTGACCCGATGGCGGGGGTTGGTACGTTGGCATGGTATCTACGCGAGTACAAGAGCGGTCAGAGGTCGTTCTTCGTGTGGTCAAACGATATAGAGCAGGAGTGGGCGAAGCAGGCCCCTGCCTATCGTTGGACGACATACGATGCTCAGAAGCTTCCTGAGCTTTGGGGCGGGTTCTTTGACGCTGTTGCGACGAGTTGCACCTATGGCAACCGCATGGCCGACCACCACGAGGCCAAAGACGCTAGCAAGCGACACACGTACCGCCACTACCTAGGACGTCCGCTAACGCCAGGCAACACCGGAGCAATGCAGTGGGGACCGGAGTACAGAGAAACGCACGAAGCCATTTGGCGTGAGTGTTGGCGAGTGCTGCGGCCAGGTGGCCGGTTGGTCCTCAATGTCTCGGACCATATCAGGGCAGGTCGTCTCGTGTCAGTTACCAACTGGCATATTGGGTGTCTAATGGACATTGGATTTAAACTCATGGACAACACGGCGGTATCCACTAAGCGTCAGCGGCACGGCGCTAATGGTACCATTAGGGTCGATTGCGAGTGGGTTCTTCTCTTCGAGAAGCCCGAGTGAGCAAACTACGTGATGTGACTACCGAATTTAGAAAGAAATTACCTACTCTTCAGTGGTACCTCAAGTTTCTAACGCTGTTGACAGACGACCAACGGAAGCTGCATGAGTTCAGTGACAACTACCGGCAGGACGTTGCGAACATAGCGAGCAACACGCAGGACCAGTTGAAAGAGTGGGAACAGCAACGTTTAGCCGAAGAGTTGGGCCAGGAGGAATCTTGAGGGTGTTGGTTTGTGGGTCTAGGGATTATACCGACCGCTTCTCGATTGAAGCGGTTATTGAGGGCATGGCGACTCGTGCTGACGACTTTATCACCATTATCGAGGGTGGTGCCGCTGGTGCTGACACGATGGCATGGAACATCGCTAATGGCTCGTGGCCGGTTGAGCCGTATCCTGCTGATTGGAATAAGCACGGCAAGGCCGCTGGCCCTATTCGCAACAAGCAAATGTTGGAAGAGGGTAAGCCTGACGTTGTGTGGGCGTTCGTCAATAAACCGCTAGAAGAAAGCCGTGGTACTGCCAACATGGTGAAGCAAGCCCGAGCGGCGGGTGTGCCGGTCTACGTCGTTCATGCAATGAACGACTCCGATGGAAATGTTAGTCGAACAACGTGACGAACATTACCGATTACGTTGTTCAGGTGATGCAATGACCGTCTGTGACAAAACAAAGGAAAGCCGTCTATCTCCCGTCCCCCACAAGTATGACTTGGTGGGGGAGGAGTATGGCTCTTTGGGTGGTGGTGGGTCTTATGAGGTTTACAAGTGCCGGGTTTGTGGACGGGTCAGCTACTCTATGATGGCCGATTAGTTGTGAAGTGGACAGCGCAGGTCAACGACCTTATTGGTGGCTGGGTGGTAACGAGCTACCCGCACCCTATATCTGAACACGATTTCCGCAAGTACGGTGACCCCGAGAAACGGGGTTACATTATCGCTGAGTGTATGACGAAGTATGACGCTCAGCTAATAGCGGACTTGCTCAATAGTAACGACTACCTTGCCGAAGACTGGCTTAAGTGACCGAAGAAACTTTTGCCCCTGTCCATCCCGAGTTTATCGGGTCGCTGCCAAAGCAGCTCTACATGGTGAAGTTTGTAGCCCGCACTCCCGAAGGTGGACGCAGAACCTACGCTTTTCCGTTTGTCGATAAAGCTTCGTTCGTGGCTTTCGGTAAACGATTGTCCTCACCGGGGATGCTGGACGCAGGCACGGTAGCCACGACCCACGTCGGAACAATCACCTGGGAACAGACCGACGACATTGACGCGTGGGTTGAGCCGCCCGTAGAGCTGCCGCCGAACAAGAAGCCCACATATCGAAAGAAGAAGAGCGCATGAGCTTAAAGTGCGAGTGCTGCCAAATGCCGCAGGGGACGACCAAAAAGTATCCTGGTCTTGGCTATTACTGCAATGACTGTATGTATAAGGGTTGTTTCTCGGATGAGTGTGATGCACAGAACCCTTCAGGTGAGAAGGTCACCTACGAACGAACTAATGCCGTTCATCGGCGGCTGGGGTCGAGTGTCCTTGGTAACCCGCCCCGGCTCATCACGTCCGAAGAGTGGGACCGACGAATCAAGAAAGTGCTGGAGGGTTTCATATGAGCGTTAATGTAGAAGCTTGGCTGCAAGCTCTCGAAGAGAGCAACGATTCGTTCGACCATCGAGATGTGAGACATTTTCTTCTAGAGATTGGGCGGCTTCAGCAGCAGGTCAAGAAGCTTGAAGAGTCGCTTGTGTGGCGGTAACAAGTGGTTACCGAACGTCAACTCCAACTAGAACAAGCGTTGGTTTTCTACGCCAAGCACGAGAATTGGGATAAACCGGTGTTAGAAAAGGGCGGAACGCTTCTGGCCCCGGCCGTTAGGGACCGGGGACAAGTAGCCAGGAAGGCTCTGAGTGAGTAACAAACTGGTAATAGCCTACAACCCAGAGGACGATGACCTGGCTGTTGTAGCTACAAGTATTCTAAACCAGTTGATAAACCGGGGGTGTCTCCAAGTTGAAGTGACCACCAATCGGTTTTGTCCTCGTGGCAAGGTGTTTGTTCTCGACCCTGGGCACCTTGATTCCGTTTGGTTGGAACCGTAGTGGGACGTGACCATGCTATCTATTGTGAGGTTTGTGAATGTTGGTGGAGTCCGTTGTCCTTCGACAGATGCCCAGGCCACGAGCCGAAGAAGAAGAAAAAGTACGGGGACGTTTTAAAGTGAGTACCAAGACCCGCAAACGTGCTGCGGTGCTGCTGCTGCTGCTCTGCCTGGTTGCCTGGCCGGTCACGGCCATGACAGTTTTCAGGGAGGAACCACAGGGCATTCTTGGGCTGTCGTGGGCGGCAATCATTCTGACCATGCTCGACATTGTTGCCACCGCTGACGTGAGAGACAACGACTAATGGAGTGTGAGAACTGCGGCAAGTGGTTTGACCCGGTAGCAACGCGGTGGTTATGCCCCCACTGTAAAGCGAAACACCATTGTTGTGGCTAAGCTCTAGTAACCCTCTACGCCTTCTTCGAAGACCAGCTCCCCACCGGGGAGCACGCTTTCTACGGTGGCCTTCTCAATCAGAGAATCCAACGGGACGTACTCTGCTTGTGCCCCCAGGCTGCCCCACAGACCGTTTGTAGCGGCCGCTATGGCGTGCAAACCGTCTGCCAGTCGTTTACTAACGACGTGCAGCACTGCGGTCAACCACAGCGTTCCTAGCACGAGCACGAATACGTTTACGACCATTGGCAGTTCTCCCTGCAACACGTTGCTTCTGTTCGTTCACTGTGAACTTGGACTTCTCCAACGCCTGACCGGCGAGCTGTGCCCGTCGCTTCGCCATGAAGTTCGGTTGCCCGTACGGGTTGGTGCGGATTGGACCTTTCGTACGAGCGGCAGCTACTTCCGGTAGCTGACGTTTCAACGCTGCGGTCACGTCCTCGATAATCTCGTCTTCGTTGAGAAACGCGACTTTCCATCCGTCTTCTTCCAGGGCGACCGCGGCCAACGCGTTCTTGTCGAGAATACCGGGGAGGGTTCCGAAGAACCCACCCACCACGATGATAACCGATTTGTATTCCTTTAGAGTAAACTCAGGGGTGAAGTCGGGAATCAGATAGGTGAGGGTAACGCTCTCACCGTCAAAGAACCGCCATGAGAACGGAACGCCCAGACGTTCCAGTTCCAGGTGGACTCTCGCCTCAGTAGCGCTCATCCACGGGCAACTAATACGGGTTCACGAATTCGAACAATTTCTCTACACCGCGCAAGATATTGTTCTTTCTCTTAGACCGAGCACGAAGACGACCCCTCTCGGGGGTGTTCCGTGCTCCTAGAGAAGTCCCTTTAGGAGTTTCGTAAACAGGCATTGGCATCACCCGCTGTTCTTAGAGCGGTTGACCTTTCTAGGGTTCGGTGTCTATGACAATTAGCACAGACGACTTCGCACTTTTCTACTTCCGCTGATACGGTAGCCCACGACTTCGATGAAATTCCGTCGCTCGGGCTGAAGAGCTTGTTGTTTTCGATGTGGTCGAAGTCAAGGGATTCGGCCCATCGACTGAATCCACAGTCAACGCAGCCCTTGGTGAGTTTAATCTCGGCCAATGCGGCCCGCCTGATTGCTATAGCGTGGCGCATGGCGGTGGCCTGGCATGTTCGACAATATGTTTGTCTTCCATCCTTCAGTCGCGTTGAGCGACTAAAAGACACAAGGGGTTTATTGGTCCTACACTTCCGGCAGAATTTCATATGACAAACTCGAAAAGCTTCTCTACACCACGGAGAATGTTGTTCTTCCGTTTGCTCCTTGAACGGAGACGCCCCCTCTCGGGCGTGTTCCGTGCGCCGAGACTAGTCCCCTTCGGTGTCTGGTATATCGGCAACGGGAACCACCAGGCTCGCCTGAAGTATCGCATTCTCCAACGTGAGTTGGGCAATCCGGTTCAACAAGTTATCAATAACAACCTGAGCGTTAACTTCTTGATTCAAGTGTCTCTACCTTCCTGGTTAGTTCTTTAATGGCTTGGATGGTAGTCACTACAAGCGCGTTGAGGTCAATCGCTTTGCCCTTGTTGGTGACGCACTCAGGGAAAAGTTTAGCTACGTCCTCGGCTATAAGCCCAAGTCGGGTGTGTGGGTCGTGGTCACGGTCGAAAGTGACGGGTTGCAATCCTTGTACCCTAGTGAGTACCGCCTCTTCCCTATTCTCAATGTTCCGTTTGGTGGTTCGGGACGAAGCCACGGTAAAAGCACTAGCGTAGATAGGAATGTATGCTGAAGCGTCGGTGGCGATAACGCTCATAACTTGCCCGTCACCATTCTGGATTCGTAAACGGAACCCATCTGTAGAGTTGGGTTCCTTGATTATAAGACTGGTTTCGTTGGTTCTCCGGGCAATTTGGAACTCAGCCGGGTTGGCGAAGGCACCGAAAACCTTGAAAAAAATGTCGTCTTGTGCGGTTCTGAAATAAAACGTAGATTGCAAGTCGGCATACTCGGCGTTAAAACGAAGATAGTTACTCGTAAGGGCGATGTGAGCGCCCGTTCCCCCCGAGTTTGTAGCTGACCGGAGAGCGATGTTGGCAAACCCGCTACCAAAACTCGGTGAGCTAATCCCAAGCTCACCAAAAGCGGTACCGCCGCCGCCGCTACCGCCAGAACCCACGTTGATTGTAGCTGTAGCGGTTTCTTCGGATGCCCCGGTGTACCACTTAACCCGGTCAATACTCGCACCCTCAATGGCTACTCGTTGGCCGGATGAAGCGGTGCGGATGGTCCCACCAGTAATAGTCGTGCCGGTAACGGTGGAGGCACTAATGGTGCCGGTGAAGGTGGCTGTGCCACCATCCGCCCGAAGGAAGATGGTGTTGACCCCACCTGCATAGAACTTTAGTCCGGTTGAATCTAGTACAAAACCGTTGCTGCCGGTGCTACCGGCTTGAAGCACTCCAGTGGAGCTGAGAGTAATGGTGGTACTTGTTAGCGTACCGGTGGCAATCTTGTCAGCGGTGAGCGTGTTGGTTTGAATGCGAGCAGCATCCAAGAACCCGGTGTTAATCTTAGCGGCGTCGAGTGACGCAATCTTGGCATTGTCGATTGTGGCGTTTGCGATAGCGGCATTTACAATACTCAGGTTTGCGTAGTCTGCCGTTTGAACTGATTGTGTGGTAGCTGAAGCGGTGGTGGAGTAAGGACCAGCATTGCCACTGGCATCTATGGCTCGGACCCGACAATAGTAAAGGGTTCCAGTTACGAGGTCGGTAGCGGCGGTAATTGTCCCGCTCTCACGGAACGTTCGCAAACCAACGGAAAAGCCAGCGTTAGTAGCAACGTCTAGCTCGTAGGTACCGTTACCGTTTTTAACGTCAGCGTCAGCAACTTCTGTCCAGGTGGCGATAATCGAACGGAAACCCGCACTGACCGTCAGCCCTGTAACTGTTGCAGGTACCGTAGAGTCAATACCCGACGAAAAAGACCCGGTTACATACGGGCCACCAACACCCGTCTTGGAGATGGAACGAACCCTCACGTTGTATGTAACGTTCGGTTCCAGCGGCTCTACCCGGACAGACAGCCCAGCGGTGTAGACAAACCGACTAGGTGAGCCGGTCTTCCAAATCTCAACCTCGTAGTCCTTAACGTTGCTGACATTACTTGGTGCGGACCAACTAATATCGACGTAGATAATGTTCTGGTTCGCACCGGGAGTCATAACCAAGGAAGTGGGGGCGGTACTCACTGCCCCCGTTACGGTTGAGGACGTGGTGGTGGTCCCCTCACCCTTGACAATGGGCGTGCCCTTACCATCACCAAGAATAATGCCGTTATTGAAAACCGGAATCTCGTCTTTGTCCAGCTCCAACCGGAAAACCCGCTGCTCAAGAGACTTGAGCGTAGCGGTTGCGTCGGTGTGTGCTCGACGGTCGGTGACCTGGGGTTGGCGAGGCATAGAGATTATCGCAGCCCTTGGGTGGTATTCATTAGCATTACTGACTAATAGATAATCTCGATAGCGGTGAACGCTGTTTCGGCGTTCTCAGTCGAGCTACCGGTTTCTACACGGTACGTCTGGCGAATGAAGTCGTTGAGGTTCACCTGAACCCCAGGGCCAGAAGGCGTAGCTCCACCTGAGGACTTGGCATCCCAATACAAGACAGGTGACCCTTCGGTCGCCAACGCCTCCAGGAGGTCCGTCTGGGCCTGTGTAGTGGTGAGCGAGTTGGCACTACCGTCCAGTCTGAGCTGGGCATCGGCACTCACGACCCGCAAACGCCACTGACGTTGGCGTACCGGTGCGGGGTTGTAGTCGAACTCAACAGAGTCGACCCGAGGGTTCGCTGCGGGGTTGGTGCCAGGCAAGGTGTTGCGTAGCACAATCTCATAACGCAACGTGTGAGACTTGAGATAGACACCACCGGAAACCATTGGGAATGTAAGTGTTCGCCACCCTGGTTGGGCGGCGTCATAGGACGCCCCCCCTACCGAAATCTTGGTGGTGGAGTCGTCCAGCATGACTCGTACTGTAACGTCCTGGTTCGGTTGGTCAAGTTTAATCCGTACTCGTCCTGCCAGCCACGTCTTCTGAGCACCTGGCAGGTCGGCGTCATAAAGCGAAGAGGTTACATAGTTCTCGTGAGGGCCGGTGTTTGCTGCCTCGAAAGAGGTCCCGCTATAGTAGCCAGACCAGAAACCAACATGAGGCCAACTGTCTGTCCGTACAAACGCCAAAGCGTTCGGTCGGTCGTTGGCACCGGTAACCGTGTCATCCCACAAACCGACCGCCAATGTGTTGTTCCACGAAGCGATGCCGGTGGTATACATACGGGTTGAGGTATCGGCCATCTTAAATGTGGGGCCGGTGTGGATTGAGTCGGTTTCGGCGTCGTAATAAATGAATCCAACACGACGGTCGTTTACCTGTCCGGTCTTCCCCCAAACGAGGTAGCGACCGTGTGAAACCATATCGTGTCCGATATGGTATTCACCGTTGTTTTCAGATTGCTCGTCGGGAGACTGCCACAGCTTAGTTAGCGAAGCTCCGTTGTACCTCCAGACTTCGGTGGTGGCACCCAGCGACCAATCAGCCGCCTGGCGGAATCCGATGAAGTAGAGCGCCCCATAGTGGACGACCATGCGGGTGCAGCGAAATGCACCGCCGAATGAGAAGGCAGGGACGACGGTAACGCCGTCCGACACATGAACGTCACACATATTCCCTGGACGAAGAGCTGCAATCCACAAACGGTTGTTCCAAACCGTTAGTGCTCCGATGGTGGAAGCGTTAGTCACTCGGTAAAAATCGGCGTGAGTAACGGTCGCCGTGGCGATATCGTATGTCCGCTTGCGGATGGTGGCGTCCTGTGTGTAGTAGGTCGCCTGACCGAACGGAACAATCGTGTTCTGGTTGAACGTGGTGTTCCCGGTCATAGTGAACTCATGGACCCATGAGCCGGTTCCGGGGTTATAGAGCCAGAACCCACCGTCACCACCAGCCCCACGGGGGCTGACGCCTACCGCCAAATAGTTCGCAGGGAGCGCCGTGTCGTTAATCGAACTAATTGCGGCAACCGGACCATCAAAGGTTCGAATGCCGGTGTTGGTGTCTGTGGCTGCATCATAGCGCCCAATGGCGTAGTTGCCCGCGGGTACGGCTCGTCCAACCCAATCCCACTCACCCCAATACAGATACGAAGAAGTGCCGAAGCCCAGAGAAGCTGCTCGGGCAATGATGTAACCCGAATGGGTTTTGTTGGTGGTTCCATAAATCTGTCGCCATCCAGGCCACATCTTCGCACGACCCCGCTCAGTGGCGGTGTCGGCGGTGTTCTCCTTGAACATCTGAGTATCGTCCCACTGGTCCTGCCCCTTGCCGCCTTCCCAGGTAGTCTGGCGGAAGGTAGAGTTAGGACCGAGACTTACCGGGTCACCGAGGCGGATGGTCCGGCCAAATACGGCTAGGCCCGCCGAATAAGCATCGTCTCTAATGAGAAACGAGTAGTACGTGGTGGGGGCCGAGAGACGTGCCAACCAAATTTGACGTGTAACGCCGTACTCGGTTGAGGGCATTAGTGATTACCGCCTTAACGACCGACAGAGAAATCAGGCAAGATGGGCGCTGCTGCCAGACGGGCGTTAAGAGACGTATGCAAGGCGTCGAGCGTGGTGGCAACATCGTCTTCGGTGATTGCCTGTCGTACGTTTGTGGCGAAATAGCTTTCAGCTTTTACTCGGTTGGTGATAATGTGCTCAAGAGCGGTAATCTGTGCTCGGAGCAAAACAACCTCATCTGCCGCTAATGGGAAAGTGAGGGTTTCTGTATCAGTACCAGGAGTATCCCAGCCAACTGTCCAGCCCCAATGTAGTGGCATTCCGGTAATGCCAAGCTTGGGCACCATAACCTCACCCTGACCTTCTTGCCAACCCCTCAGGGGCCGCACTCGGGTAGAGCCAGTTCTTTGTAGTCCGACGTAGTGAATGTTCTCAGCGCCAGCGGGGGGCGTCTGCATGGGACCCGCTTCGGCAGAAGTGGTCCCCGTCCGACGCTGGAAGAAGGACGGGTACAAACTACGGATAGCGGCAGAAAGGTATTCATTTAGTTCGGTTGTCGTCCAGGTGAGGTTGGTTGGGTCGCCCAACCGAGCGGCCAGGGCGGTACGAAGCGTTGCTTGTGTAGACATAATGGCAACCTTCTAAAAGATAACTGCGGGAAGAACCATCGCTAGCTCTTCCTTCAATCGGTCATACCGATTCTGTAGCCGGTCAATAAGTTGTAACTCTTCATGCGGGCCGGAGGGGTCCGGCCGGACGCCGGTGTCGTGCCGGGACTCTAAAGCTTCAACCAAGGCGCCGAGAACGACCAACGGTTTATACACAGCGGCAATTCCAGCGTCGGTTACATCGTCGGCGGGCATCTCAAAAGCGTCGTGGTAGTAAACGTTTACAGTGCTGACCAGTCCGCTGACCCCACCGCCCATGTATCGGTCAATCCCTGAAAGGCTGGTCGCTCGGGGCGACCAACCTAGCAAAGGATTCAGCTCAGAAGCGTCTTCAACCAAATAAACTCGTTCAGGGAAGAGAACGGTAACTGAGTTTAGATAGTTCGACGTCCCATAACTAGAAAGCGAAAGACCGGTCTGCACCTTCCGCTGATAAACAGCGGGGTACAGCCTGGCTACCGCCAGTTCAAGGTAGGTATTGTGCTCGGAGTCGGAATACTCAAGGTCGCCGTACCCACTGTCCTCAAGGCCAATAAGCTTGTCCTTGACCGCATTTCTATACTGCAACCTTGTTGCCATTACTTCTCGTAAGTGCGACGGGGCTTAACGGGACCAACAGTTCTCTTGTCCACCCGAGCACGAAGAGCGGGACGACCAGGGCTGCCTATAGGACCATGCACCTTCACAAATGCCAGCGGGGACTTCTGGAATTCAACCATCTTCTTTTGTGTTTCAGTATAGACCCTTTTGGGGGCCTTACGACGGTCCTCAATTTGAGTGACGTCAAGCTGTACACGAGGGTTCACGGTCATGGTCTTACCAGAAGGGCCGGTTTGGACACCTTGGTTCGTTGCTTGGGCTTTGTAGGCCAGTTCTGCGTCATGCCAAGTCGGCTGCGGGGGCTTGTAGGCAGCGGCGGGCTTCTTCTTGACTGACATTTTCGGCATTAGTAAGCCTTCGTTCGCTTGGCGTATGCATTGTTGACGGCCCTACGGGCGCTGGCGAGCGCCCTCGTGGGCCTGCGGGTCGGAATCGCAGCGGCTGGCCGGATGGCCGTTGAGGTCGGAACTCGCTTGTCAACCACCGCTATGGGGTTGACCTGTGCCCTGGGAGTAACTACCGCCCCAACCCCTGAAGGTCCATTTTGGGCGCCCTGATTCACGTAGGTGGTAGAAGTTCCCGGCTGCCCCGGTTGTCCTTGAGAAACCGAAATGTTGGTGGTGTTCTTGGCGACACCCGGAGTGCCAGCCGTTACGGTTGAAGTAGCCGATGCCTGTCCGGTGTTGGCAACGTTCTTAACGGTGCTCTTGGTGGTGGCAGTGCCCATTCTTATCGGCTCCTAGTGACGTAAGGCTTGGCCTGCTTCAGTGCTACCTTCGTCTGCGGAGCACGCTTCATGGCGGCGGTCTTAGCCTTTGCCGCCTTCGCCATCGCCTGCATCCTTAGCTCTTTTGCCCGTCGCTGTGCCTCGACGGCAGAAGGAGTACCGACCATCTTGACGGTACGGGAGCCGTCCTCGTAGGTGACGCTCTGAGGCTTGTTCATGCGCCCCGCACCACCGCTCTTCACTACTTCGATAGAGGGGGGTTTCTTGTTATTTGCGGAGTAGGAGTCGGAACCACCCTTGTACTTCCTGGGGGTCATTTTGGGCATGGTTGTTCTTCTTTCTCGAAAAGCAGGGCCGGGGTTTCCCCCGGCCCCACCTTCATGTACCCTGTCGGGGGACTTGTTGAACTGACGCTATTAAGCGTCGGTGATGGTAAGAACGCCCATCCACTTCTCGTTCTTCACCTGAAGGGTGTGCTCAGCGATAATCTCGCCTCGGTCAGAGTCACCGGTCTTGGCAAGCATCTCATGCATGTAACCCTGCATGACACGCCGCTCAAGCAGCCCACGCTGAAGAGCAATGCCCTTCGTCTTGGGGAAGAACCGGTTCATCTCAATCTCAATCTCACCGAAGTCGGTGAGCAGCCGGTCCACAACCGAACCACCGGTCGTGTCCGTCATGTTCCAACGCCGAAGAGTCGGGTCAATGTTGTCCGAGATAGCCGCCTTCACCGAAGGTGATACCATGAGCACGTCAGGCGAACCGCCCTGGTCGTAGCACTTACGAAGCAGAGCGTTGATACCGGCCTTAGAAGCGGCCTTAGCCACCGACTCGGTGTTCGTGGTGATGTAGTACAACGCACCACCCATGAACCGCTGCTTCAGGTCACCGGAGATTGCACGTTGGCCGTGAACCATCGCCTTCTCGGTACGAATACCAATCTCCTTGAACTTCTTCGCAAGCTCGTGGTCGTACGGGTCACCCTGGCCGTAGAGCCGACGCTGCCGAGCGGTACGAGTCGCTTCGACCCGCTCCTGCATAATCTGGGTGTAGTTGAACTTCGTGCTCCGCTCGACACCACGAGCCTCAAGCGGGTCCCCACCTTCAACGAGGTACTGGCCGATAATCTCCAGCACGTCGGCAGCCACCGGGTCAGTGGTGTTACCGGCAAAGTCGGTAAGCACGAACACGGTGCCGCTGGTCACCGAGGTCACGGTATACTGCACCGCAGCCGCAGCGTCCTTGATGTGGAGAATGTCGCCAACGCGGAACAGGTCCGTAGGGGCGGCGAAATCGGTAGTCACTAGGGTAACAGTGTAGGGACCGGTGCCGGTGAGCGACGCGATAGCGCACGTCTGAGCGGTCAGCTCCTCCTCAAGCCACTCGACCTTAATCTGGTCGGTGGGAGTGGAACTCATCCACGACTGGAAGGGAACGTCGGAGGGCGAAAGCAGGATAATTGCCTCGTCCATATCAACGGGGACGCCAACCGTCTGGTTATACGAACCCCACTTGCCATTGATTGCGGTTGCCATTACAAAAGCTCCTTAAAGCTTGAAGTTGCTAAGACGGGATAGGAGCAAGCCCGTTTGAGTCCGTCAACTGCTGCATTTCCCACCGTGCCTGCACAAAACCGGCAATGTCCTTGTTGTCGAGTGCCCTCTTCAGGTTCTCGCTAAGTGCGGTTGCATCACTGGCCGCTACCGCTCCACCCGTAACCGGTACTACCGGAGGGGTCGGGGGAGCAGAAGGCGGTTCGGCTTCGGGGGTAGGAGCAGGGACACCGGCCTTAACCCTTTCCGAAATAACCCGGTACATCTCCCGCAGCTCGTCAGGGTCGTTAGCCGTGACCAAATCTGCAAACGGTTTTGCTTCGGGGTATTCATCCAGGGCTTCTCGCCGGACGGTCTTGAGCTGCTCTTTCATAAGCAGGTCATAAACGGCGGCAAGCTTGGCTTCGGTAGCGTCGTCGGACAAAGGGGGCTTCTCCTGTATACGCTGCTTACGCAGCTCTGCCAGTTCTGTTTCTGCTGCCTTGCGGGCTGCCTGTTCGGCGTTGAACTTGCCCATCAAGCCGTTGAAACGCTTGGCATCTACGGTTCCTGTAGCCAATGAATTGGCTTCAGGTGTCGTCTGAGCACTTCCGGTATCCACTTCGTTCACGTCAGCGATTACCGGTTCCTCGACCGAGGGGGTAGTCGCTCCGGCCACGGGAGCAGACTCTAGGGGAGCTTCAGGCAATTACGGTCCTTCTCATAGAGTGGTGTAACAACAACTACTTACCGCAGGTGTCGCTACGCCGCCCTAGTGCGTTGCTTAGGGGCGGTGCGCTTAGTCCCGGTACTCTGGCTCTTAACCACATGAACTTCGTTCATCAAAGAGGGGGATGAATACCGCCTATACATTTCAGCTAGAATATCCGACTGACGAGTTAGGTAACCTTCGAACATTTCCGGGTTCTGGCCCATGAACTGAGCAACTTGGTTCAGGAACTTTTCATATCGCTTCGTGCGCTGGTCAAGGAAGAATTGCTGCAATTCCGGGTTAGACATAAGGTAGGCCCGCTTGGCCCGGTTGTCCTGAATCGAGAAGTATTGGTCCGCCATAGCGAACTTGCGCTGCTCTTCTGGCGTACGAATAGCGCGCCAGTACTCAACCAGCTCAGGGTGGTCCTCAAGATATTGCTCACGAGCAAACGAAGGAATCTTGTAATACTCGGCAATCGTGTCACCAAGAGCGTCCTGCTGGTTGGACCACTCGCCGTAACGCATCATAATGTCACGAACAACTGTTTGGTATTCCTCAGGCATGTTTGCCATCGGACCCAATCGAATCCAATCGCCAATCTCCGGGTGCTGCTTGATGTAGAGGGCTTTCTCAATACCGGACGGCATGTTCAGCCAGTTGTCATAAGCCTCGGGGCGGGTACTGGTGCCACGCATATTGAAACGCTTCAACTGTTCGCGAGCGAAGGCAAGGTCGGTGATTTCAGTCATCGACTTCTCTTCACCCTCCCACTTCCCGTACTTAATCATAATGTTGCTGACGATATACCGCTCAATGTCATTCATGTTCGACATTGGCCCGAGCTTTATCCACTCGGCCACATCGGGGTTCTTCTTGATGAAGTCGGCACGGAGAGCCGGGTTGGCAGGAAGCGCTAGATAGTCAGCATACGCGGCAGGGGCCGTCGCCCCCTCGGGGCGACGGTTGTATTGGGCAAACAGTTCGTAAGCGTAATCCAACTCGGCATTGCCGCTTCCGCCGCCTCCACCGCTCTTACTATAACCGCCTCCACCGCCGCCCGAGCTACCCCCGGTAGCGGCGGCGTAGACCCCGCCTCGAATGTCATCAATGAGGTCTGCGGGGAGGTTGCGCTCAAGTAGCGACTTCTGAAAATCGGTAAGATAGGACCATTGCAACTTGGAAACATACGCACCGTTATCTCCTATACGAGCGTCACCTTCGGTGAGCATGAGCCGGAGCTGCTCAACAGTGTTGCGTTGTAGGCCTATTGGCAACCCAAGATAAGAAGCCTCTTCATCTGACGGCACGAAGTCAATCCCGTACTCGGTACGAATACCGGGCAGGTCGAACAAGCCCTTGAAGTCTCCGTTGTGGAGCATAACCGCAGCAATATCTTGTTGCCACTCGGGCACATTGGGCACAGATTGGTACATCTTGTTCTTAAGCGCAGCAATCTCGTCGTACAACGCAGATTGCTTGTCTTTCAACTGGTAGTAAGCGGTCCACTGCTTCGTTTGAGCCAACTCCTGAAGGGTTGGTGCAATTCGGGCAATCTCTTCATAGCCAGCACTAATCTGGTCCCGAATGGGACCCTTGTAATCTTCCAGTGCTTGTTCCCAAGGTGAAAGCTTCTTCTCTCCACCCCTTAGTTCGGGGTGGGCGTTGTAGATTTCTCTAGTGTACTTTTGCCACAAATCTTTCTGGCGCTCCTGCTCCAGCGGATTCTGTGGGCTTCCGTCGTAATACGAAAGCTGGGAAATCTTGAACTTCCAGTAATTAACCTGTTCTGCGGGCAACAGGGTGGAAACAATCGTCTCTTCCTGTCCGCCGAGGGTTATCTGCTTGGCTACATCACGGAACACGTCTTCCGAATAGCGAGCACGTCGCCAAGGCTCTTCTTTGAAACCGTTTTTGTCAATGTCGGCCTTGATGGCGACAAACTGCTTATGACTGACGTTGTGGGTCTTACGCCAGTCGTCAATGCGAACATTTTGTACCGACTGCGGGTACCGCAAAATATCCGCCAACTCAGCGTCCCGCACATAGCTGGTCATAGAGCCTTGCGCTAAGTGCGGGTTCCGAGCACGCCAATCAACAAGAAGAGCTTCCTTAACATAAGTGTTTTGGAGCGAGCTGGGCGTATTGAGAATATTCTTCCATTCAGTCCACGCCAACGAATCTTTTTGGTGCTGCTTGAACTGGTCGGTAAAGGTGTCATAATCCAGTCTTTCCCGAAGGTGGAGCTGGTACTGCTCAGACTTGTCTTCGTCTTGTTCGGTCCAGTGCTTGAAATCGTCGGGACCTACATACTTGTTTCCGTTAGTGGACTTCTGTAGATAGAAGTCCATAACCGGGTTCTCATCAACAAGCTTCGTCCAATCCACTCTGGCCTGACCGTCAGGGTAAAAACCTTTAGCCGGGTCACGATAAGCATTCTGGACTGCCTCAAACTCCTTTTGACCAGGAAACACCGGCTGGGGGGCGGCGGGTGAAACTGAACTCGCAAAGGCCCAGAACCCATAATAGCTCCGAAGAGCCTTCTCGACCTCTTCCTCAGACGGAATGTAATTGGGGTCGCCAGTATTCTGCATATGCTGATAACGAAGCTGGGCAGCCATTTCCAGCATCATCCGGTTATGCGAATCCTGCTGGTCCTGCTGGGAAGCAAACTCCCAGGGCGGAAGCGAACCGGTGGCATACATCCAAAGCCGTCGTCCGGGTCCTGTCGTCAGCGTGCCAGACACCCCGTAAGGGAAGAGCAAACCCTTTACATTATCGGGCATATCCTTGTAAGCGTCGGGAAAGCTTGTCGCCCATGCTTTTGAAGCGACGGTCCACCAAGGACCGCCTGGCACCGGAACGAAGTTAATCCCAACACCCAGCTCTTGCCCGAAAGCGCCCTGGGTAAAGAAGAGGGTGTCCTTCAGGTTGAAATCCAGGTTAGAGTTGACACCGGTTAGAGCTTGTGAAAGTTGGCCAGAACCGGGGACGGTCATAACATAATTACCAAACGGGTCCCTGCGGAACATGCCCGAATCTTGACCGTTGTTGAAGATAAGCGCACCCTCACGAGTCATCTTCATTGCTTGGAACGGGTTGTTCTTAATCATCTTCCCCCACACCCGCAGCAGCTCTTCACGAGGCTGCTGGAAGGGGGCAATATAATCCAACTTCTTTGCCATCCGACTCTCGTCGGAAATCTGAAACATGACCTCGTTCGTCCGTCGAACGGCGAACTCGGAAGCGTTAGCAGCAGCTTCTTCCTCAGGCACACCAGCACGGACCAGGCGACGAAACTCGTCGCCGTACTCGGCTCGGGCCATTGCGGTCCGGGTGGCCGAGGTCGGCCCCTCAAAAACCAAGTCCTTAAGAAGCTTGTTGGCGGTCGCCTTAACCTGGGTGTAACTCTTGGGTATCACCCACGTCTTTTGAGCGTGGACCTTCTGAGGTCCAAGACCAGCTTTCAGTTCGCCTTTGAGTACTGCCTTGTCCACCTGGACGCCGTGGTTTGCGGCGTCCAACCGAGTTTGTGCAATCTTGGCAGTGGTGTTCGAGTCAATGAAATGCTGGTAACGAGCAAGAATCTCGTCAATATTACTAGTTCCACCAATACCGCCCGCCAGCCGCTTACGGAGAATCTGTCCATCAACCGTGTTCTTCAGGAAATCGGTAGCAGCGACAATGCCCTCATCAAGCGTCATGGTCCCGGCCTTGACGTTGAGGAAGATACGGCTTACTTCGTCAGACTCCGGGTGAATCTGGTAGTTAACAATTCTGGACCAACCTTCAAGAAAACGAGGGTCCTTCTGGCCCATTGCCACCCAGTCTTCACCCAACGTGGAAAGCTTGGTACCGACAATCGAGTCCAACCGGCCTTGGGCGGTTACAAGATGTTCGTCAACAAAGGGGATAGTCACTCCACGTTCGGCCCAATGACGAGCGAGGAACGGGATATACTCTGGCAAGGTCTTGACACCAGGGCGTGCCAGTGAATACCGAAGTATCCTTTCCTCAATCAGTCCGACTCGGACCACGTAGCGCAGCGGGCCGAACAAACCAATCGCCGCACCAATCAGGCCCCGCTTAGACCGTTCCTCCAGTGACCCCCCACCGAAGGCGAAGCCACCAACGCCGCCGATAACGGGAGCGTAGGCGTTGGAGACAATCTGAAACTTCCATACGTGGTGTCCCTTTTTGAGCAAACGAATCAATCCAGAACCGCTCAATCCGCCCTTGGCTTCAGACAGAGCCAACGCGAGGTCGGTGTCTCCACCCTGCTTCAGAATTTTGATACTCTTTTTGACATCAGCAACGTCAGGAAGCTTCAGGTCGTGGACCAACTGAGAGGCCACGAACTCGTGGTCACGAACAACCTTACCGCCCTCGTCAATGCCAGTAGCGGTACTCGATTTGGCGCCAGCAGCGTCGGCCCGAGCAGCTCGGTAGAGCGCAATCAGGTCGTCAGGGTCGACACCGTTACGGGCTGCCAGAAGGGTCAGCCCGTTTTCGATTGCAGCGAAAACCTCTTCCTCGGTCTGAGCGGCGGTGAGCGCTTCCCGTAGAGCAGCTCGGGCGGTGCGGTCCAGGTCGACCGCTTTCGCCCAGCGGTCAGCACCCTCAACACGGAGGACGGTGGCGAGTCCCGCATGACGAGAAGCAGTAAAGGGGATTGAACCGGGAGCGATTGATTCCTGTGCATCAAGAATACGGCGAGCGGCACCCTTGCTGACTCGTTGGCCCAGACCCGGCTTAACAACATCTGGTGCTACATTCTGGAGTCCACGTTCGCCAACATTGAGAACACGGCGGTAGGCGTCAGTGGCAACGTCCGGGTCCATTGCGAGCTGTATGTCTTTTGCTGCTTTGGTCATTCCCTTTCGGGTCTGAACCGCTCGGTTCCAGTTCTCCCGGAGAGGAATCTCCCACTCCGGGGGGAGTTGATGAAGCAGGTTGTCGACGTGTTGAAGGCCCTTTTTACTCGTTACAGAAAACGAGAAGGGCAGGGGAGCCTTGGGTGCCACACCTCGCCCCTCGGCGGCTCGATGAAGCTCGGCAACCGGGTCACCTGCGGTCTTCTTGAGCAGCGCACCCTGGCTCAGTTCAGCTTGAGCCTGAATGCGGGCGGCGTCCCCCGCCTGCCCGCTCAGAGCGGCCTCTACGACCTCCATACGAGCGAGCAAGCGGTCTGCCTCGGCGTTGGTGCCCGAAGCCAGAACACGGCCCAATTCTTCGCTTACAACGTCTTGGAACGCAGCGTTGTCGGAGTTGTCGACCAACCCACGCAGACGGTCAACCCGCTCAGCGATGGGCATGCCCAACGTTTCGGTGGGGCGCAAGTCACTGGCAAACTTACCAGCGGCCATACCCGCCCGTTGGGCGGTGCGTGCGAGGGTCGCTCCCGCCTCTTTCGACGTGCCGGTAGCGAAACCGGCACCGTCGCCACGAAGGAGGTTATCGGCCCAACGGGTCAGACCCAGACCTTTGGGTGCGGCGGCTCGACCCACCCCAAGGTGGGTCGCTTGGCGTAGAACCGGAATGTGCGGGTTCCAGGTGGCCTCGATGAAAGTGCGAGCAAGGGCATCACGGACCTCAGATGTGGTGCCGGTCTTCGCTGCATCAAGAACTTTGGTGGCATCTGTGGCGCTTAGACCCTTGACCGCCTTGGAAAGTGCGGCAGGGTCACGAACCTCTTTCGTAGCGTCAACGGCAGCGGTGAGAATTTGCTTACCTTGAGTGGACTCAAGAAAAACCGCACGCCCCTGCCGCTCTGCGGCTACAACCGCATCTACGTTATCAAGGTTGACGCCAGCCTTCTCGGCCAAACGGACCCCACGAGCACCCGCCTTCTCCCCCACCTTGGCGAACTTGACAGCAGCAGCACCAAGAACATTGAACGGGTCGGCGCCCAATTCAATGGTTAGGTCAATAGCACCCGAAACAGACTTACCCGCCAGCGGGTTGATGTTGACCGTCCTACCGCCAACCCATAGGGGAATTTCAGGGAACTTGGCTTTCCCGGCGATAGCCTGGCCAGTGGACTGAAGTTTCCCAGCGTCGGTAAGAATAGCGCGCTCTTGACGGGAGTTTGTTTCCTCAACCGCTTGGCGAACAATGTTTGCGCTTTTGGGGTCCTTGGCCCGGACGAACGGGTCGGGGCTCGTAAGGTCGAGTTGCTTCTGAGGAACAGGCTTGGCTTTGCCAGCCACAAAACCCAGACCAGGCAGGCCAGCCACGAAACCTTGAGCACCCTCAAGGTTGCTGCCCCCAAGCGTTTTCGTTCGCTGGGCGGAATAAAGCGGTTGACGAACAAGCTCTTCAATCGGCTTGTCCAACACGTCAATAAACGCTGCACCAATGCCCTTGAGACGACCAAGAAAACCGGGGGAATCCTTCTTCTTGGCAGCGGCGTCCTTAAGACGCTTGTCCCGAAGAAGTTTCTGCTGCTCAGCCTTGGCAGCCATGGCCTGAAGCGTCTCGATTGCCGCTGCCCGTGCCTCGGGCGAAACAGCCACGCCATTCGGCGTGTAGCCGGGGGGAGGGTTGTTTAGAGTAGAGCTATAGGAGACACCCGCCTGGGCGGCGGCATACTCAGCGGAGGGGTCAGGACGACCGTAATTGCCGCTGGCACTACCAGAATTTTTCTTAGTCTTCGGGAGGTTGATGCTGAGCTTAGGCATGGTTATCCATCGCTTAGCCGCCTATCGCAATCGAGGGTGCGCCCTCACCCTCCATATCGAGCCTGGCCTGGTGGGCCTTTTGCATCTGACGTAGCCGTGCGCCTATGTCACCCTGCTTCGCCAGCTCATCGTCGTTGGGAGCGGCTTGAGCCTCGGCTTGCATCATTGCCAGTTCGTTCTGCTGATTGGCCTGCTGCTGTTGCATTGCCATCTGTTCCTGCTTAAGCTGGGCGTCAGCGCCCGCCTTCAGCAACGGGGTCTGCGCTCTCAACTGCTCGGCAACCTTCTCGCCACGCAGGCTCGGGTCCTGGTTTTCCATCCGAACTCGGGAAAGCTCGTCGTCGGGGTACTTTTCGCCCAACTTCTCCAGAGTTGTGTAGTACGACTGCATCCCGGCTTGAGCTTTCTGAATCTCCAGATTGGCAAGAGCCACATCGTCCTTGGGGAGAACACCGGGCCAATTTATCACAACCTCTCTTAGTCCAGCGATATCGTAACCAGAAAGAGCCACAACCTCACCGTCGCCGTTATTCTCGGAGGCCATGGTGTTGTTGATGACCGCTTCCCCCAGCGCAGCAGAATTACCAATCTGCTCCTGAATGTTGAGCATCATCGCGCACTTGCGCTTCAACCCCCAGGTCCATTCGGTCTGCTTAGCTTCGACGGAGGCAACAACCGGCTGGAACTGCATAGCAGCAGACGGCCCGGTGTTGATGGAACCCTGGACCGTCCCCTGAAGGGCGGTGTCAGTCATGCCTGCGTTTTCAAGAATGGCAGCCCGAGTCTCAGACTCAAGCTCCATGACAGCAGTGTTCTCTCGGTCGTGGGTAAGGAAGTAAAGCTTGGAACCTAGACGGGCGGGGATGGCTCCACCGCCATTGATTGTCTGAGCAAGAATCTCTGCGTAGTTGGAAGGCGCACCTTCCCACACGAGAGTGGGCCGCAGCCACCGCTTTACGATGTGATGTTTCAGCGAAAACAATTGGTTGTACGTCTCGTTCAACTCACGAGACTGTGCAATGTCAGCTTCGCCTCGGGCTTCGCCCGAGTTGCGACTATTCTCAATCACAACAAACGGGATAAAACCTTCACCGGTCTTAATCCACTTGTTAGGGTTTTTATCGTTGTAGATAGTCACTCCCCCCACAACAAGTGCGTAATCGTCCTTGGTCCAACATTCAAGCACCGGAATGCGCCGGTCGCTCAACTGCCCGTAAGGATTCACATTATTGCGGCGGTCTTCGTACCGCTGCCCGCCCGCAAGCTGACGCTCGGTTTTGTAATCCCGAGGACCGTACTGCCGCTTAGCGGCGGCTACGTCCAGCGGATAGGAGTAGTAGACAACCGAGTAGTCACTCAGTTGGTCGTCTCCAGTGGGAATCCCGTAGAAGTAGTCTGGCTGACAGTAGGTGAAACAAGCATGCTCGGCGCCAGTGGCGCCCTTCTTATAAACCTTGAAGATGGTTCGACCAAGCTCAGAACCGGTTTTAGCGCCCATCGCCCACTGAAGAGGGGCATTGGACAGTTCGAACAGAACCTCAAGAATCTTCTCGGTTCGTTCGGCGGTTTCCCGGTAGTTGAGCGTGTTGGGACGCTCAATGTTGAAATCGAATCCTTGACCCATCAAGTAAGTGGCAAACCGCTCGGTGATGGGTTTACACAGGTTCCGCTTCTGCTTGGGGACGTGCTTAGGCCAATCAACCGGCCAGCGGAAATTACCCTTAACCGCTTGACGCAGCAAGTAATACTCGTAGTTCCGCTCTCGCTCCTGCTCCTTGAGCAGAGCGAACTCTTCCTGAGCTTCCTTGATGTTAAGTGCCATGCGGGCTGGTTTCGGTGTTCACCGTGTAGCTCGACTTGCTCTGAGTGTTGGTTGCATCAACATCGGGAGCGATTGAGGTTTTGGAAAGCGGAGAAGGGGCGAGGGTAGCGAAGCCAAGAAGAATCACCGTGGGGAGCGTGTCGGGAATGACTCGACCCAACCCGGCAAGCAGCCCAATGATTATCAAATCCATAATCATTGCGATACCAATGATTGAGATGGTAAGTCTACGGTCCACTATTACCCTGAATCGGCTTGGGTCGAGCAACCGGGGGCATACGCTCAGTACTCATGCCGAGTCGGAACAACCATTCACGAACAACCGCCAACTCACCGACCAACTCAAGGTTGGTCAGGTGTACTTCCTTTAGGACGGCCGACATTTCAGTAGCGTGCTCTTTTGCTATTCTTGCTGCCTCTTTGGCTGCGTTCAGCTCTTCTGAAGTGTTCCGCATTACAATCCCGCCGCTAGTGAGCAGGCGAGTAATCCAGGCAAGAAGAGCACCTGCTCCGGTGAGGACTATGGCGGAAGACCAACCATTTCCAGTCGACTCAGGGGCAGACAACCCCTGGACGGTGTTATAAACGCCAGTTGCCAAAAAGAACATCGACGTAGCGAGAATAACAAAAGGGGCGGCAGAAAACATTAGTAAACATCTCCGGTTACAGGAGCGGGAAGCTCCTGTTGTGCTATGTGGTGAGTGAGCATTGCCAGCGCCATCACGCAGTCCTGCTGAATGTCGTCATCCGGCAGCAGATAATGGTACAACTCATGCTTCAACCTCGGAATTAGGGGAGAACGAAGAACTCCCTTACTGCCGCCCCAATCCAGTTCCATACACAACTGAAGATTTCGGAGCATATCGTACTTCTTTGAAGTTACTCCACCGAAGTGGACGCCCTCGACTTCAACGCCTCTTTCTTGGAGCGCCTCACTAACACTATCTACCTGTCCCGTCGCATCAATGAGCAGGTAGGGCATTGAATAGCGTTTATAAACGGTAGTCATCCGTTCATACTTTTGGTTCCAGTCCATCTCCCCGCCCTCAATGTGTTGGAACCACACAAGTTGCCAGGGACGGTCGGTGAAGTCAATTACGAAACCGACCGTTGGGTCAGAACCCTTGTTTTTAGTGGTCTTGCGCCGGAGCTTGTTTCCGGCGAGGTCGAACGCCCCGAGGTAGAGCCGACCAGGGCGAGGTTCTATGGCTCCATACGAATCCCAGGTTTCGGTACTGCCAGTGAAAATACGGTCTACGTGCGGACGGGAGAAGAAGTAACCACCAGCGAGAATAAACTCACCCATAATTACCTGACGCCCCATTGGCGTCAGTTGCGGGTGCAACTTCTTCTGACAAAGGACGTAGGTACATTCTTTGTCCTTACACGCGTCCCAGCCCTTCACGTAGCGCGGGTTGGCAAGCAAACGGCGCTTCTCGGGTTCCGGCCAGAACTCGTTCTCCAGTGAGCTGCCCGCTTGCGAGTAGTAGAACGGGTCCAGCCCATCCCTGCCCTTGGCATAGACCTCTAGAAGATAAGGGTCGGAGTGTGGCTTCGGCGTACCAAATAAGTGAATCCGACCCCCGACACCGATTGTCCGGGGATAGAGAATGTTGTCGAAGGTGTAGGCGAGGTCGGGAATGTGACCGGCTTCGTCCACGAAAATATGACGCCTTCGTGCGGCTTCAACCAGTTTTCCTTCACCATCGAGTGAACCCCAATCTATAACAGAACCGTTGGAAAGAATGACCCTCGGGGGGTCAGAGATTGTGTGGTGAGTGACTAACGCTCTTAATGCTTCACTGGTTCGATAATGGTTTAGAAACCTATCGTGAGACTCTTTAGCGATGGGATAATTATAAGAGGCAATAAGAATCTTGTATTCTTGAGTGAGCCACTCGTCGGCGGTGGAAGGGCGATACTCACCATCCTTAAACCAGGCAAGATAAATTGCCAAGCGCATAATCAGTTCCGTCTTGCCGAAGCTGTTGCCGGGCAAGAGAAAGTTCACATCATGGGTTGCATTCAGCGCATAACGAGCCTGGCCTGCGTGAAGCGGGGTGCCAAAGATTAGCTGGCTGAAAGCAGACGGATTTCCTTGGCACGCTGATAGGCGTGCATAGAAGTCTTGAGGCAACGCCACAGATAAACTCTCTTAGAACGCTGGTACTACAATGAAGCTGGTCTTCTCGGCTGTCTTGTTCGCACCAGTTCCGAAAAAGAGAACCTCCCACTTACCAACCTCGGCAGGGTCGAGGTCTAGGTGGTACTCGCCTACGGCGTCCTTTACACACTGGGCATCGGTGAGGTACACATAGTTCGTGATATCGCCCGAGGGGTCCTTTGTACGAAAGGTCGGAGTTGTCGGGTCAACCTTCGCCCCGCCCTTCATAATCGTAGCGTCAACCCGAACGGGTTGTCCCATTACAAATTGCATGTTTTCTATCCTTAGGCCGGGAAGGTCAACTGTGTGGTGGCGGCTTTTGTTACCTGAAATTCGACATCTGTCGCTCTTTGTGTTTGCAGCTCTACGTCGACTGTTCTTTGAAATTGTAGTTCTGTCCGGGTCCTCGCCCCGAAGACGGCAGCGACAAAAACCCGCAACACAGAAAGAACACTAACAACGGTTGCCGAGATTGTTTTTGTGAGGGACCGAACAACCGAGAAATTACCGGTAGTGATGGTCCCCAGGGTTTTCGAGATTGTCCGCTGCAACGACTCTTCAACACTAGAAATAGTATTTATGGTGCGGGTCAACCCTCGGAGCAATGAAGCGGTAGTAACCGTAGAACCGGTTAAAAGGTTTTTGTTGATTGACCGTACCAACGTTATCGTATTAACAGATGTGGTAGAAATCTCTCGGAAAAACGCCCTGACAGCCGCAAGTGCCGCCGTGGCTGTTGAGGAAAAGCTGAGTGTTTTCCCTGTTTTTCGTGCAAGGCTCAGGGTTGGAGTGGTTGTAAAAACCTTCACTACATTCAACACACGTTGCAAAATGAAAGTAGTGATTGAAGAAGACCCCAACTCCTTTTGAACTTGGCGCATTAGCGTAAGGATGTTGTTTGAGGCAACCAAAACCATCTTAGGAATGGTCTTCAAAAGGGTTGACACGCTTACCGTAATAAGAGCGAAGGTTTTAACAATCTGGCGCACAAGCGCCAGATTGGCGCCAGCAGCGAGGGTGACGACTAGTGAGAGCGCCCGTGTAAGCGCAAGGGAAGTAGTGCCAGAAAAGCTTCGTGTAACCTTTATTTGTCTTTCGAGCGCAGCAATAGCAGTTGAAACGGCGGTCATAGCTATCAGAAAGACACGACTTTGGGACAATGACAGAGAAGCGGTACTGGTAGAGGCAAGAGTCCTTTGAACCTGTCGTACTAGTGCAGCGGTGGCGGATGAGGTGAAATCTTTCGTCAGAGATAAGGCACGAACCGCGAAAGCGGCGGTGGAAGACGTAAAAGCTCTAGTTACACCAACCTGCCTAATCAGAGAGGGGGACGACGAGCTGGTGGTGACAATCGTTCGCATCCTTGCCACCAAATTAGTCAAGGTGGTTGTTCCTGTGGCGTTGAAGGAACGCACCCACCCTATCTGTTTAATAAGAACGGCGGAAACGGTCGCACTCGTCGTCTTTATTAAATTGACCTGTCGAGCAAGGCCAGGAGCAATGGTCGTAGCGAAGGATTTTATAGTGTTAACCTGACGGACAGTAGCGGCCGTGACGCTGCTCGCTGCTGAAACTGCTTGATTTAGAGTTGTGTTCGTTAGTTTGATGACCCTGTTTAGTGGGCTTAAAACACAACATGAAACGGGTGGGTCTTCGACCACGGTGCTGCCGCTGTTCGTCACGTTGCGGCTGCGACCCGACAGGTCTTCGAGCTGGTTGGCTGTCGGGGAGTCGAACGGAATCCACAGCTCTAGGTCTACCGCGGGACGAAGCGCTCCGGGCGGGTAACCGTTATAAAGCATCTTCGCTTCGTCAGCGGTGAGGTTCTTGTTCCAAAGAGCAAAGTTCGCCAAGCGCCCGTCTTCGTAGTTGCCTGCATACAACCCAAAGTCCAGGACAGCGTTGGCGAAGTTGCCAGTGTTGTTGTCGTTATAGGCGCCCTGTGTCCAGGTGACCAGGGCGCCATCGATATAAACCCTAGCCGCCTCCGCTGACGACAGGCTCATATCCAGGTTTATGACATAGTGATGCCAAGCGGCGGCGGATGGTCGGGCAATCGAGCCGTAAGAAAGGCCAACATTGCCTTGCACATACATGGCGAAGTTGCCAGATGATTCATCCGGGATGATGTAGAAGCCGCCTATGGCGTCGAAAACGATGAAGCCATAGTCGTTGTCGTTGGTCCACGCCGCCTTATAATACCAGAACGCTAGCGTGACCTTGTTGGTACCACTGAGGTCCAGGGAGACAGTGGCGGTGTCGTTAACGCCGTCGAACTGACGAGCCATGTGGACTAACTCGTGTATTCCAGGGAAACCGCCAAGAGAGTGGCATCGCCAGCAGCAGTATCCGAAGCGTTGTCTGCATCACGACCTACAAACAGAACAACAAAATCTCCTGCGGTAGCGCCGGTCATCGTCAGAGCGATTGAAGTCTCTTTGTAGTGACCCACGGTGCCGGGAACAGCGGTGGCCGAAGAAAGGTCTGCTGCATTATAGATTGCAGCGTCCATATCGGTGGAGGACGGGTCACCAGCTTCGATACCCGCTTTCCAGATAACGTTGTTGGTGGTTACCTTCGCACCCCAAGTTAGATAAACCGTCCCCCCGGAAACATAGTCTCCGGGGAGGCGGAATGCCCAAGCAATAGTCTCGTCAGTGCTCTGGTCGAACAGGTGTTGAAAGTAAGTAACCTTCGGCGTGTTCGTGGTTTGGGTACCAGAACTAACAACCTTCTCAAAGGGTGCGGGGTTGTTGCCCGTGCCCGTCCCGTCAGGTAGAATCTGAGCAGGGACGGACAGGACAAACCTGCTAGTAGCCAAGGGTTAGGCGAAGGCGAGCTTGAAGGTGAACTGGATTGAGTCCCCGGTCAAGAGGGCCAACCCGGTGAAGTCACCCTTCACGTACAAATTGCCGGAAGTTGAGGCGTCGAACACCCCGGCGTTGGTGATGGTCTTGCCAGCAGCGGCGGTGATGGTGCCCACAACTTGATGGGTGTCGTTGGTGACGGTGGTCGTCACCTGAGAGCTGGTGCCTGCGGTGCGGGCCTCAGCGGCCTCAGTGAAGAGGGTGGTGTCCGCTGCGGCGGCGGTGCCAGCACCCGTGCCCCAGGCCACATGCCTAGGCTCGGTTTGGGTGGGAGTACTACCGAACATGCGCCCGGAAATAATCGCCTTACCGGCGTTGGTTAGAACGTTAGCCATTTGTCAACTTCCAGTACCACCGCTTGAGTGGGTTCTTGTGCCAGTAAGAAATTGTTCCCAGGTCTTCCCTGGAACCGTCAGCTCGAATTATTACCGCATCTAGTGCGATGCTCTTCGGCTTCTGTGTTATCAACGCATCCATGACTACCGATACCCGAAAAGAACGAGAATCAAAATAATGAGCAGAATCACTGCAATCAGAGACAACTTAAACGCTCTCTGCTCGGACAAGCTCACCGTGACTATTCGTCACGAGATTCCAGCCGGAACGGTCCTCTTCCTCAACTTTGTCGGTGACGAACGGGTCGTGCTTGGGGTCCTCGTTCTCCTTCGTGACCAAAGTCACGTCGTTCTTGCCCTCCTTCACGACGGGAGCCTTAAAGTCATCCTCGTCGGGCCTGGGAAACTGCGGGATATCAGCGGGTTCGGACTTCTCGGCGGGCTTGTGTGCCCCAGGCTTAGTTGCGGGACCAGCCATTCAGCGTTCTCCTTGGGTAAGGCGCCAAAAGCGCCGTTCCCCAACTATTTACCCCCTGTGTCGCTAAGTGACTAGTCGTTCTCCGTTCGTCTCAGGAACGGACGAACTACGAACTACCGCCTCAACCTCAATTATTGGTCCTCCGCGTGGAATTTCCCGCTCTTCTGCCTGCTTGAGTGCCGGAAAATGCTCTTGAGCAAACGCAAAAAGCAGCCTTTGCTCCATTTTCATGCCAGTTACCTCCTGAATCGCTTTCAACGAGTCCATGAGGAATTTCTGGGACGGTTGTGACTTGTCCAGTTTAAGCAGATTGTGGATAGCGGCTAGATAAAACGGTTTAATTTCAATAGGAGCGAGAGCCAACTGTTGTTCAAGACCTTCAACCGTTTGGTTTATGTGGTCTTTGAACGTAAGTTTAGGAGCGGGTAGGTCTGCCGGGTCTATCTCGTAATGTTTCAGCAGGTGATTCTTCAGCGAGTTATGGTGGTTCAGGCCCGTCCTGCGGACGGCTTCCCTCCACGAGATTTTCCCAGACCACGCAAGCAGGCCTGCGGCCTCCAACTCGTCCCTGCGGTCGCTGTTGCAGATTCCGCATGTGTCTTGTGCCATCGAACCCTTCGTTTGCTTTCAAGAATCGAAAGGATGAGATAGTCACTGGCGAGCATCCAAGCGAGCCAGGGGCTATCGAACTACAAGAAGAAACAACAAAGGACCGCCCTTCAACGGCGGTCCTGTTTCAGGACAGAGAAATAGCCACCTGTAGGAAACCTCGAAGAGGTTTCCGTGCTTGTACTCGTAGCAAGCAGCTCGGCTTTAGGGGCCTCGCAGCTTGCTTCGCAAGCAAGAGGCATACTAGTGCCCCCCTCTGTCTCTCCCCCCATACTTACCGGAGGTGTCGCACGGTTTTATGCCTAACTTCAAAAGTTTACCTAAAGTTCATCTGCTGTTAACCTAGTGTTCGGTCTGTTCGATTGGTTCGAGCTGGTAACTCCACCAGCTCGGGTGGTGAAGATGATGGTCAGCGGCGGGAACCCCCTAGGTTCACGACCGCCAGAGTCCCTTGGTATATGTCCTGGTAGCCCCCTACTTTGAGTCCTCTGATTGAGCAGTCTTGGATGCCCCAGCCATTTTCAAAAAATTCTACGTGATGGTGATATATATATATAATAATACACACATATACACCCCCCCATTGGGTCCCTCCAACTAAGGGCGTTGGAACACATAGGTGCAGGTCCGAGCGCAGGCGCGCGCACACGTGCCTGCCTATGCGCGCCCGTACTCGCGCCCGTATGCGCGTGCTCGTGTCTTACTCTATGCGCGTGCATGTGTGTGTGCATGACAGAACAATGAGGATACGCGCACGCGTGTGGGCCAGGTAGACAGGTCTGTCTCATTTGAGCGAGTGCTCAAAAGCGTGGGGCTGGTTGTGGTATGGGTGGCAAACCATACCCGGTACTTAGAACCCTTCTAAGGTTGGAACCCTTCCACCCAGCTTCACAGCCGGACAGGCCTGGAGATTCACTCCAGGTTGCCCCCAAACGCCCCTAGAACGGCCACTAGAGCGCGTTGAGGATTCCAGGCCGGGAGAACCTTCCGGGCCATTGCATAATCCAACCTAGGGGCCGTCCAGGCATGGAATTGCCCCATAACTAGGGTGCAACGGTAAAGTAAAACACCCCTTTTCTGCATAGGTATGCAGGCACCGTATACCTACTTTCATGCTCGCCAGTGACTACCCCTTCCCTTTCCTACCCTCTCCACAGGCTGTTTCGTCAACCTAAGTTGACACCCCGCCTGCATCTTGGCTCGACAGGCCGGGAGCAGACGACCAGAGGGAGCCGAAACCCTCCCTCCCTCTAACGGGGGAGGACCGCCTCCCCCGTACGGGGGATTGCACCGATTTTGGCAAATTAGGGGCTTGACAGGGTTCCGCCCCCATGAGACAACCGTGATGCCGAGAGAAAACGGCGGTTCACCGGGCCAGGCCAGTCAGAACGGCCCGGGTAGTGGTAGAGGTTCGGATTGTGCTTCATGCCTCCGATGCTTCCCTCGAAACGGTCCCCTGGTGGTATCGGGGTCCAGTACCGGTCGGAAATTCCGACCCAACCGGTACCGGACGGCTTACCCGAAAAGCCCACGGTAAGGGAACGCAAGCCACCGCCAACGCTAGGCGACAATAAGTGCGACGGGACCAGAAATCCGAATGACAAAACGGATTTGGAACTAAGGTCCCTATGTAAGTTCCATTCCTCCGACGGTAAACCGGGAGAAAGTATCTACCCTTGTGAAAAGTGCCGTCCGATTAAGCCCTAGCGTCTTTTGGGGAGTGGGCAGAAAACAACGTTAGAACCGATTAGAAGTGAAAAGCGGTAGTCACTCAACAATGCTGACCAACGCTATTGATTGACTTATCGCAACCGTTAGCGGGAGCCACGCTTTACCTAGCGTGGCTTTTGCTAACCGTTAGAAGGGAAAAACCATTCATGGTCGCTTATACACCTATCATCGTTCGTTCGAACGTGGAGCACGTTTCCCCACGGCAGAACTGTTCGGAATGCACAAACGTGCAAACGGTGGGAACTCTTCCTACCGGCGAAATCCGTCCGTATCACACTACGCTTTACGTCTGGCCAAACGGGGACGTTCGTAGGTTCCATTCCTGCGTTTCCCACAGGGTTTCACCATGACTCCCGCCGTCTTATCACTTCAAAAGTGTTCATCACTACGTTCGATGAATCACTTCTTTGTCGGAGTCGATTTCCGATGACCATGGAAATCCTCCGACTGTTCGCCGGTAAAGACACCCGCGACCAACTCTCCATCCTCCGCCGAGTCGGTCTGGAAACGGAATGTGCCGACCGGTGTCTCGCCTATCTCGCTGGAATGTTCCCTCACAAGTACTCGGCACTCATGCTAGCCATTTCCCGTCACGAGAAAGGTTGTGCGGCGTGACTTTCAACAACTTGATTTCCTCGGCGCGGGATTTCAACGTCCAAGGTTTTCTCTACATGGTCGATGGTTTCAACGTGGACACGTTGAACGTGTATGAATGGAACACCGTTGTAGGCGGCTTCACCATTCCTATCGCCGGATACCTGGACTGTTCCACTCTTCCCTATCATCTCGCCCGTTTCTCTCCCGACTACAACACGATTATCGGGAGCCGCTACGCTTCTCCCGCTTATCTTGAGCACTTGCACTTCAGCATGACGTTCGGAAATCGGGTTATCGGTTCTACTACCACGTCTAGCGCCGGATATCCGGCGCTACAGGTTTGGAACCACATAACCTGGAACTGTCAGACGGTCCTAATCGCTCTTGAGCCTTACCGTTCAAACAAGGTTCGATAACACCCAGAAGGGAGGTTGGTCCTAATGGCCCGTAAGTTCGTCTCCGACTCGTCGATTGTCATTCCGGCCGGTACCGTTACCGGTACCGTGTTCTACGGTTCCACGTTGTTTCCGACCGACCTTTACACCGTACCGGTTGATTCAATCCCGGTACCGGTCGTTTGTACCGCTTGTGGCGACAATGCCGACCAGACCGCAACCTGCATTAACGATTCCGATTTCTGCGTTGACTGTTGTGAATGTGTCGATTGCGAATCGTGTGAAAAGCACGGTATTTTCGACAAGTGCGACAATTGCGATTACTGCGAATCGTGTTGTAACTGCGCAACCTGTATCTCTTGTGAATGCAAGGTCGGCCACTACGATTTCTGTTCGGATTGCGATTACTGCTCCGACTGCGGTTGTCAATGTGAGTCGGACGACGATTGCGATTGTGAAGACTGCCAGCCTTCTGGCAAGGGACAACGTACGGTGCCTGGCTGGGTCGCTCGTGGAGTGAAAGCCGAGCTGCCCCACTACTCCGAACGCGAATCGGCCAATATCGACCAGTTCCTTGCAATCGAGCCGGTATCGGCCATGGCCGATTTCTACCTGCTGTCGAGAATGGAGTTTGACCCTATCTTTAGTGACGGTCTTTCCATGCGGTGGGGTTTGGACCCGGCTTATGGTGCTGCATTGTCCTCCCTTTGCCTCGACGCTAAGGCGATGAAAGCGGCGCTTGTCGAAACACTGGACCCCGTTTTCCGCTACTACGTGAACATCGCGGTGGGCGGCGAATTGCGCCACCACCGGGCCGTGCAAATGTCGGTCGGACTGTCCTCATCACGTAAAACCTCTTGGGGAGAATGGGTCGCCATTCAAGCGGCGATTGGTCCCGACGCCTTCACTGACGCGGCCGATATGTTTGAGGAAATGTCGGGCGGTTACGGTGGGGACCCTTGGGCTACTGCCGCTCGAATTCTCCACATGCGGGAAACTGGCGTCCTCCCTCCCTGGGCGTTTGTCGACAGGGTTTTCACCTTGCAACACAACAACGGTTCACTGTTGAACAAAGTTGCGTGGGCCGACTTCGCCGGACCCATCCGACTAGACAACCCGTTGCAATTCATGCAGATTGTCGGTAACGCTCACGCTGCACAGGTGACGGACCTTTCTACCCTGGCGCTAGTCGCCACTAAGCCGGTACAGGCACTTTTCCGCCAATGGTGGACAGCACGTAACAAGGTGCTCGTGTCGAGCAACCTACGGCCCGAGCTTTTCCCGCAGCCGTTGAAAGGTAAGTCTTACTACGGCGACCCGACCATCAAAATCAAGAATACGCTGGGTGGTTACACTCCCTACGCTTTGAAAACGACCACAATCGCTAAGCCTTCTAAGCCCTACGTGCCGACCATCGAACAATGGGCCGACGACGTACCCGAGGCACAGGTTGTCGTCTCCGAAGATTGGAAATCTTCTACGGTGAACGAATCTAGCGATTCGTTCGTCGGTTGCGATTGCGATTTTTGCAAAAGCAGTTTGAGCGGCAAGATACTTACGGTACAGGAACAAGCCGAAGTTTCCTCTGGGACTGTCGACCTTGCTATCAAGATAGCGACCCAATCGGGTTGGAACTCCATTAGTTACTTCGGAAAAGGTCTTATCATTAAGGCTGACCCCAAGCTAGCCGCTACTCTTCAAGATGCCGCTATAGCCGCCAGTCTTGCTAAGGTTCCTGGAAAGGTGGCCTAAAATGGATAGCCTCTGGCCCGACAACGACAAGCCCGACGTGGATGAAGCCGATTCGTTCGACTCCGAAGATTGGAAATCTTCTACGGTGAAAGAATCTACCGATTCTTTCGACTACGGTGACATATCCGACTACGAATGCAACTGCGAAGCGGGACCCGACGACGACCACGACGGTCAATGCGAACTGTGGTTTTGTTGGGACTACGTGAACGGTTGGGCCAATTGGGACCACTGGACGAACACTCTGGTCGAGGTAAACGACGACGATTTCCTTGGGGTCAGACCCCCTAAGCGAAACCGCCCCTACTACTACAACGGCCCCGAGGATGAATTCGATTCGTACGATGAAAACCCCGGTAGTTTCGATAACCCGACCGACAAGGCAATTCAAGATGCGTTCGACGGTATCGAAGAAAAGTCCTTCCAGTCTGGTAGTGGGTGTTACGTGAAACAACCCGATGGAAGTTGGATGAAAGAAGCGACCACTAAATCGACGGTGCTTTCCAATGGCCCGGTGCTGCCGGTTTGGAAGAAGTGCCGTCATTACCAGCAGGAAATGTGGTTGCCCAACGGGGTCGCTGTCTACCCTTCCTCCCACTACTGGCACGGTAAGAACGACACGGTACCCGACCTGGGTGTCTACCTCGATGGGTGTTGGGAGCCGGACTGTCTCGCCTTCCACCTTGGGACTCCCGACTACGGGATTCCTGTCCCGGCCATGAGCACCGTCCTACACGTTGCCCGAGAGGCGCTGAGAGTGGCGTCAGAGGGCGGATTCGTCGAGGTTGGGTGCATCGGCGGTCACGGGCGCACCGGGCTGTTCCTGGGCGTTCTGACGCTTCTAGCGGCACATGAGGTTGGCGTACCGCTCACCGCTAAGGATGCAATCGAGTATGTGCGGTCGACGTACTGCCGCCACGCGATTGAATCCTCAAAGCAGGAGTGGTACTTGGTCTGTATCGCTGCCGAACTGCGGGGCGAAGCTCACCCCGCTGTCGAGCCGCTCATCAAGATTAAGCCCAAGCCAAAGCCGGTACCGCCCAAGGTCATTTCCTACAAAAGCGATGCTTTCGGAGCAAGTAAAGCGAACACGGGCTACGGCACGAACCCGGCGAAAAACACCGCCACTAACAGCGTCGTCAAGTACGTCGGCGGTATTGTTTCTCAACACGTAAAGAAAGGGGTCTAATGACAAAAGACGACCTACAGAAATGGCTAATCGAAGGCCATTGGGCAGAAACCCAGCGAGGTTACGGCCACGCCACGGCCGAAGATTTAGCCGAGGCATTGTGGCAAGTCTTCGACATTGTTCCGAAAGAAGGGGTCTAAATGGAAGCAGGAGAGTGGTACACGCTACTCCAACCGGGTGACATTATCGAAGACGGCGATGAGTTTCGATTCTGCGGCGGATGGTGCAAAACCTTGAACGTCGGAATGCGATGGAATCCCGACGACTTCAAGCCGATGCGCCGCAAGGCCAACATGTTGGTAACCAACAGCGACACCATTGGTGTCGCACTAACAGAAAAGAGCAATAACATGGCAAATGAGAACCTCCCCACCCACCGTGAGCACCGCACCGCACTCGTGATTGACGTGCGAAACGGCGTTACCGGCGACTACGCCAACCGCTACGGTCGCCTCCTTGAGTCGCTGAACGGCGACAACATCAAGGTGGACATCTTCACGCTGCGAGCCAACGCGGTCCAGTCCGGCCCGGCGCTCGTCGCCGGTTCGCCCAACGAGACGGTCGCTCCCGACGTGCAGGAGCAGGAGATTGACCTGCACGCGTGGGCCGCGGACCTGGGTTACACCCAGCTTCTCGTCTCCATCCCGGTGCAGGTCGGCTAGGGAAAGGGTTGAATCGGTAGTCAATGAAGACTACTGACCGAGTTTGGTTTGAGACGGGCAAGAAACCCTTGCCCGTCTCTTTCCATGTTCGGTTATTTAGGGCCATAAGGAGGACGGCGACGTCCATAGAAGTTTGTTCCTCCTGCGGTTGATTGAGCAGGAGATAGACCATCGTCACGATGAGAAAGGGGTGTTGTCATGGCAATGACCAAAAAGGATTTCGACGCTCTTGCCACACTTGTTGCTCAGACCAAAAACAAAGTGTACGGCACGAACAACAACTCGGGCGTTATCTGCGCTACCGAATTGGCGCTACGTCTAGCGACCATCTGCGCTGACAGCAACCTGAATTTTGATTGCAGCAAGTTCCTATTCGCCTGCGGTGTTGCTGGTAAGCCGCCGTCCCTGAAGGTTTTTTAACCGTGAATGCTTACGTGGTCACCTACGAGCGAGGTCTAGACCAATGGAAGGGCACGGTAGAAGCTGTCAGCATGTTCTCTGCTGTTCAGAACGCGTATAACGCCCTCATTGATTACGTGTTCGAAGACCAAATCGAAATTACTTCTATCGTTAAGAAAGAGGGTTAACCCAATGACCAGGATTCGCAACTTCCTTGCAGTTATCAAGTTCCGCTACCAGTTGCACCGCTACGACCCGGTTATCACCTTTGTGGTCTGGGAAGACGCCGGAATAGCTGCTACCCACGCTGAGTGGGAGATTATCTTCGACGGGATTGTCGAGGGTGAACAGGAGATAGCAAGAGGCGAGTGGTGGACACTCGATGAGGTTCTCAGGGACGATAACGGCGACGGGAGCGTGAACGCATGATTGAAACCGACACTTGTACCTATACGCCTTACGCCGACCCCGATACTGGCGTGGTCGGCTTTGTGGTTACTCGCAAGTCTGACGGTGCCGTCACCCTTATCTACCTCAACCCGTCACACGACGACGAATCAGTTGAAGACGATTCGCCCGCCGTCTTTGTCTACATGGGTCCCAACGGGGTTCCCGGCGAAGATGAGCCGTGTCACTTTTACAACATCGAGTGGGAGGACGCATGACCGAACAAGACCAGAACCTTGCTGATGCCATAGCCGAGCGGTTGCGGACTGATTTGCCCTTCTCGTTACTCCCCTGGACCGGGACGATTGCACGCATAGCGGCAAGTGCTGCCCAAGAGTTTTATGTCGGTCGCGCCGTGGCGCAGTTGCATCGCTACCAGAAAAACGCATGAAGCGACCGGGTAGAACTTGCCGGTGTTTCATCTGCGGCGCTAAGAGCGCCGACACCAACCGAACTCGACGGTCCTACATTCAGGTTGGGATTCAACGAGATGAGCACGGTTGGCACTCCAAGAGTGCCAACAAAGTCGAATCCCGTCGTCTGCGTAGGCAACGTGAAAAGGTACTAGTCCGAAGGGAGATTGACGCATGGCCTTAACATGCACTTGGCCCCTATGCGTCGATACTACTTGTCGGTTCGATTGTATGGCCGAGCGGGTCGCTAAGAAGTTGACTTCACCAGTTCCACAAGAGCACTATCCGCCGCAGCTTCATTCATCCAACGGGAATGAACGTAATCCCGTCCAGTAACCGACAGGATATGTAGAACCCAAGGGTAGTAGTCACTTGGTTCGTGGACTATCTCAGTACCCTCAACCATATCGGGGTTGATTGTCTTGTGCTCTTCGCACTTAATAAGCTTCACTCGGTAACCTCGAATGTTCGTAGTTCGCTAGAACGCAGAACTACTTGTCGTGTTCGACTTACCATCGAACGCCCCCTAATGATTACCCCTAACCAATCACAGAAGCAAGAACGGGATTAGGCGGCGGTTCCGGGGTTGGGTAATTGCAGAGCAACCGTTCTTTCCACGGCATAACGTGGACCCAGCCACGGTCTTCGACCATTTGGATATCGCTACCGCAGTACACGCACTCAGTTATAGGCAATGATGAACTCATCGCTATCGGGCGACAGGAACGTCACCGGGACGTGTTCGTACAGAAACTCCTGTGTAATACGGTTTCCATCAACCTCACGCAACTGGTGAGGGTCGTAGGGCTGCTCGTAGCGAACTAGCTCAAGCTCGTAGGTGCCGTCCTCGCGCTCGACCGTCTCGTAGTCGCCCAAAGGACGCTCGACGGTAGCAGCTCGGGCACGGTACTCGTCTAGTGTTTTAACTTCGGTAGTCATAGGGGGGTATCCCAACCTTCCTTAACCGTAACGGGCGAGAACCCCAACCCGAGACAAGCGTCAAAGAGCGCACTAACAACCTCAGAGAAATGTGCCTCACATTCCTCGATGGTGATTGTCACAGTGTCCCGCTCGATTGTTACTCGATTAATCCAATTATGCGCTTTCGTGGGCATCCCACCACTTTCTAACCTTATCCTGTAGACCCTTAAGGTCTACTGATTCCAATGTTTCCGGGGGCCAGTAAGCGACCAACCTACCGTTATACTTCACGGTTACAGGAGTAGCGGTAAGGTAGTCACTCACCAGAAACTTATCCTTACTCGTCTCACCCACCAGCAACACCGTGGTATTCGGTTGATTACTTAGCGCCAATAATGCGATGTGTTGCCCATGAGGAACGCGTACTCCGTTGAAGGCCGGTTTTGCCTCAATAACCAGAAAGTGTCCGTGTCTTTCAATGAGCAAGTCGATATCGGACGCACCGGGCACCACACCATCGAGCCATTCGAAACAACGGAGTGAGTCTTTGAACGATTCATAGCTGCGCAACTGCTCCGCATTCTTCAAATCAAGATTAGGTTTCCGTGCCAACTGAACCATCCCTTAACCACGGTGTTGCAGTTCTCGCAGAACGCATCGACAATAAAGGGGGTGTTGGCGGGCATCCCAGCACCGAAGGTTCCCACAGGGAACCGCAGTTCGTTGGTGGGGATATCAGCGTCCTTACCGGCCGCTTTACGAGCTTGGTAATACGTTTCGCTGCAACGGTTATGCCACGCTATCCAAGTGGCGTCCTGCTCTTTATCGGGACGCTCAATCGTTTGCACGCGACTAGCCATTGAAGAACGCTCGCCAGGCGTACTGGCAAAAGAAAACGAACAGAACGAGGCCCATAAAAACCAGCATTCCAAACATAATCAGGTCGAAAAGGTCTTCTTGTTTCACACTTCTTTCCCGTCCACAAACACCCGCACAGAACGGCCAGTAGGCGAGATATAGACCTGTACTCGTCTCTCACCCGCGTACACGTCCAGGAACCGACAAGGACCCTTGTCGCTTGGGCGGCGAATGTATCTCCACGCCGAGATTGCGGCAAACCCGTCACACGCGGACTGAACGCCCTCAATCCCGAGCATTTGCTTCACCAGTTTAGACGGCCTCAAAGACTTTTCCTCAACTTCTCGATTGCCCGATGGTAGGTACGCCCAACCGTGGAGTGGTGCAAATGCAACTCTCTCGCCAGGTCACGCAGCGACCTGCCTTCTTCAATCCGTCCCCGGAGAATTACCCGTTCCCGCTCGGCCAACGCCGAGAAAGCTTTAACGAGGGCGACTAGAAGGTCGGTGGTCAAGAGATAGACCGCTTGCGTTGTTCATACAAAGCGGTGGCAATGTCTACTTCTTCTTGGTTTCGAGCAACGTGTATGTCATTAACGTACGCCTGGAAATACATAATGGACAGGTTCCTAGAGAGGTTATCCTGCTTCTTTCTTCGGAAGAGGCCCATTATACCCCACCGCAATTAAGCAAGGTGTTAGGACCACTACGACCGAGAATGAGTTTGGGGATACGGGAACACACGGTTTCTAGCGGTATATCACCGCTGTTTGCGTACTCAATCAGACCGTGAGATAGCTCGTGAATGATTACCCATTCCAACTCTTCATTGGTATCGAGTAGGGGGTTTAGCTCAATATGAAACCACTCTTCGGTGAAATCAAAGTCGGTAAGTCCCCAACAGTCCTGTCGGTCGGCGCTAGAAGGAAGCCGAACAACCGAACGGAAGTGACCAAATCCAAACTCACGCTTCCACTTATCAACGAGCTTGGTGGCCCGTTTCAGGAAGGCGGATTCAGCCTTCGTCATTGGTCGCTTCGCTAGACCAACGCTCAATATCCTCGTCGGTTACCACTGGCTCGTTTGGGACTCGGGCCTGTGCCGCTGCCCAAGCGGAATGAGCCGCCTGCCACTCGGGGTGTTGCATATCTTTCCAGGCACACGCCAGGAGTCGCCAGGCACAATGCACCGCAGGGTGGCAACCACTATCCTTGTCAATCAGGTCTGTGTACCAACACGACTCCTGAAACGCCCGCCAATGGCGCTCTGCCGCAGAACCGTGCTTGTCCACCTTCCAAGACGGCTTCTCGCCGCGCTGGCGCTTGGTCGAGCCGTCTCCGGTGGGGCCACGTAGGAGCTTCACGAACTCGGTAATAACCTCGTCACGTTCACTTTCCCAAGGGTCGTCCAAATGGACCCTGCCGGGGTCGCACCAACACACACCGAAACAAGCATGGGGGCGAAGCGGCTGAGCATAAGTCTTGGTATTTGCTTCAGTCTTGCTAATCATGGTCCCGTCCGAGCCTCGTGTCTCCCACTCAACGTCCACAGACGTGCTTTCCTTTGCCATTACGGTCGACGTATCGGGGTCTGGACGGGTCATACCAGCACTTACACTCAGCAATCGGTGTCTTAGCTGCCTCTTCAGCGAGCCGCCCGAGGAATAGCCACTTATGCGCTTGCTCACAGATTCGCTTAACCCTTTCAGCGTTCTCATAAGCACTCTGGTTGACTATCGCCATAGTGCATGTACCAAAGAGGCCAGGCAGACCAGAGCAAAAGCAACCCAAGTAGCAAGCGAGACAGCATCGTGGTTACCTACCGTCCATACAATACGCAACATAGCGACAAAGAAGCTGAACAACACCGCCATCCCGAGAACGGTCTGGGTTTGCAACAAACCCCAAACCCCGAAGTTCACGCCCAAAGCAAGGAGCAGCCCCACCGGGAACAACAGGTCTACATAGGACCGGTTAAGGTTGGCTCGGTAGTAAACCTCGCAACCCACGGCACACGCCGCAGCGAAGCTGCCATAAAGGAAAGAACTCAATATGGGTACTCCCACAACGTCGGGACACCAACCTCAGCGTATGAGGTATTATTCGGACCTTCTGCCCTCACATCAACGTGAACAACGGTGGCTCTGCCCTTCGGGTTCATAAACCAACCAATCCCGGAGAACCCCAGCTCGGTCGCCAAACCGATGCTCAACTCGTACGACTCATCAATGTCCGCCGCCGTACCGTACATGTGTTGGCTGGAACTAGCGCCGCCAATCGCTGCGTTGTGCGCCGGGTCACGGTATCCCGAGATAATCGGGAGTGGTGCTCCCAGCTTGTCCGCTAAGGCGTCCAGGCGGGCCAGGAGGGCGGGATGAGCGTAAACCTCACCATTCCCCTTGGAACGCATCTGCTCGGCTATAACGTGCTTAGAGAGGTACCCTGGACGAGGCCCGGAGTAGACCGGCTTATCGAGCGTACCGAAGAAGAACCAGCGATAGTTCACTTGGTCAACTCTTCGAAGAACGCCGCACCACCCTCAAGGTCTGCAATGTCACCCTCGACAATAGGAACACCAGCCTTGACCAGCGCGTCCTTAAGAGCTGCGCTGCCGAGAACGATGTGACGCCTTCCGGCCTCACGAGCACCGTCGTAAAGAAAACCGACACCACCACTAATCACAATAAACATTGAGGGGACCTCCCGGTCACTAGAAACAATGGAAGGCCAACCTTCCAAGAACAATTTTCGTTCTACCATTCGCCTGGTTACCAACCCAGGGAGAACCCGCCCATCACCATGGACCCAATCCAAAAGAAGATTGGCAGCATGGTTGTAATACCAAAGGTTCAACGAATGG